AGCAAAATCTAAGGATTGTCCAGACTAGAACGTCTAGACAGTCTGAAATCGACAATGTTCTTCGCAAGCTAAACCATGGGAGAAAGTAAAGATGTGTGAAGGCGAAAGACTTGTGCGCATTGATTATAAGACACATGACGGTAAGGAATATAACTTTGCTGTCAATGTAACTTATGATGCTGATGCATTAATGATGATTGACAGTCTCTTGTGTGGCATAGGACTAGAGAACGGACTAACCGATATGGATATCGCAAGTGTCACCATATCAAAGCAACACAAGAGAACGATATGAGCGAAGAAATCAGGAAAGCAATACAAGCAATCGTTCGTGAGATTGCATCGAAGGCGGCAAAAGATGCTGCAAAAGCCGCGCTTAATGGTGAGATATAAAGACAAGCCCTAGGGATTTATTTTCCTAGGGCTTTTTTATTGCCCCATGATGTTATGTTATAACAGCCTTACACGTGCGCGCGTGCTTGTTCTCCGCACGTACACATGAGAACAAATCGAGAACAAAATGCCTTATTTCTGCCACAATTCTGCCTTATTTTGGTCACAATCCTGTGGGACTATGGGGGCTCAATTGGAAATCAGGCTAGGCCCTAGGGTTCAGGCCGTAAGCATCGGGCTCACAAGCTTAGGTGCATTCTTTTTGGCAAGTCTCTTGATCTTGCCTGTGATCGCTCCCGCGATTTCCCCACATGGTCTAGGGTCAACCCCATACAGGCTTAGGGAAGTCCGGCATTCCAACCGGGAGTAAGGTAGCAGGAAACTCAAGTAAGAGGCGAGTTAGGTGAGCGGGCTAGAGCATCGTGAGAGACCTAACGGCAATCGGTTCCCGGTTGTATGTGGCTACTCCCGTCCTAGGCAGAGGTAACATAAGAACCTGCAATGACGGGTAGCAAATCAGCAACAAAACTTTGGATAGCGACATGAAGCGCGAAGCGGAAAGCTTACGGGTTAGTAAGCCTAGCGTCATGTGAAGCATTCATAATTCAGGCTTAATCGCCGCAAGCCCAAAGCAGTAATGCAAGTAGGCGTTCCGTTGCTTTCGGTTATTTGATATCGAAGGATATCCCGCGAAAGTAAAAGACAAGCCAATCCCTCGCATTAGTAATTCAAAACTAGTAGGGGAAAGGTTTGGTAACTGCCAATAGGAATTAGCAACGGTTGAATGTGGAAAAAGCAAGGTCCATCGGATTAGACCGCAGTACCTCAAAACTGTTATGTGTCTAATCGTAACAAAAGGCTGGAAACAATAACCCTTAGAAAAGGTTAAACGCTGCAAAGCAAACATAATTACCATGGCTCATATGGGGAAAACGTATCAGCCATGTTAGGAATGTTTGATGGTCAAACGTTCTACTATCCAAATGGATGGTTAACCAATGACGGAGAACGAAAATGGAAGCGATTGTGAACAAGGTCAACGGTAAGGCCGAGACCAATGCTAAGTCGGAAAGCAAGCCGCGCAAGCCTGTCACTGTCCAGACGAAAGGGCCGCAGGCTGTGAAGGAAGTCAAGGCCGTGGCTTATAGCTATAGTGAACTGGATTTCAAGGCAGCCGACAAGGCGATCAAGGCTATCGGTTCGCGCGGTGCATCACTCCGCAAGCTGGCCCATGAAACCGCCGTCGGGATCATGATGCATTACGTCAAGCATGGTGACAACACCAAGTTGAACGAACTTCGCACGGCAATTCGTGAGAGCATTTCCGTCAATATGGGGAATGCATTCGTCGATTGGGTCAAGCGGTTTTCGAACAACGATTTCCAGAACGGCAAGTTTATCAAGACGGAACGCGGTAAGGACAATCCTGCCAAGTTCTGCGGCATGTCGGCTGACAATTTTGACGTCAAGGCCCTTGTCATTGGCCGTGAAGTCAACGGCGTCAAGTTTGTCGAGTTCTGGAATTTGGAACGTGAAGCCACGACCTTTGTCCCTGTGGACTTCGCCGAACGTCTGGAAGCCTTGCTCAAGCTTGGTGAGCGCTTGCTTGCCGAAAAGACCAAGGGCAAGGAAGTCAAGAAGCCCGACGGCACGACCGAGACTGTCAAGATTGCGCATGAGCATATCAGCAAGAAGATGCTGGCGGACTTGACGGCGTTCGCGACCGAGCATGGTGTTACCGTCGAAACGACCACGGCGCAGTAAGTCCGTCGCACGACTAAGCGTGTGGTCTAGGTCTAGTCATCCCCATAGCTAGACCGGAAAGCCCTAGGCATTGCCAACCTCCCCCCGGCGTGTCTAGGGCTTTTTCTTTCTCGCAATAGTTGCTTCGATGCGCTCGCGCGAAAATGGGGCGCATTATTGGCTCGCGTTCCTATCACGGCGCGGGCTTATCATGCGTCAATCAATGGTGGTTGAAATGCGAAAACTCCTTGCTGTAATACTGTGCATGTCAATGTCTAGCGTTGCCTTTGCTGGCAAGTTCGACAAGACTTGGAACCCTCCGGCGCGGTTTGATCATGCTTTCGGCGGCAAGCTTATCCTGTATCGTTTGCCTCAAAAAGAGGTTGTTCGTGTCTGTCAGAATATGCCGGGTGCTGGCATGTTGCAGCACGGTTGTTCTGAATTGAAGGGAAATGTCTGTACCGTCATTACGATTGACAAGACGTTTATGGGCGCTACTCCTTCGGCGGTACTACGCCATGAACTAGGCCATTGCAATGGTTGGCCGTCTAATCATCCAGCATAGGGGATTTGTCGTGCGGTACAAAATTGAAGTCGCGTATAACACTATTCGTGAGCGGCGGGTCATGCCTGTTGCTACGATTGAAGTCGCGCGTAACAGCAAAGGCAATGACTATCTTGCTAAGACTGTCGAACGCATTTGGGTCCATGGGACCGATGACGTCAAGCCAAGTGATATCACTGAGGTAATCGTCACGGCGTATCGTGAACGCTTGTAATAGTGAAGGCGTTCACGCCGAACAAGGGAGAAACTATGATGTTGTATATCATCCTGTACCTTGGCGGCGTTCCATTCTCCACTCTTATCTTGCTGGCAATCCTCGCGAATATAAATCGCGGTTGTCGGCGGTACTAACTCGCATCTTCGATGCGTCGATGCAGCTCCGTTGCGAAAGAAATAAACCAGCTCTTCGGCAACTGTAAGGCGTATGCCACTTTAGGGAGCAAGGTTTGCCCGTCGTGCCGGTCTCGGCGGGTTTTAGTTCAGGTGTCTTGTGGCAGCCTGCCGGATCAAAAACGGCGAATGAGTATCATCCACAAGCATAGTTAGTAGCGGTGACTATGTGGCGAAAGCATCACCGGCGTATGGTTAGACTAACGTCCTAAGCAAGACGTTAAACTGCTTGGCTTTTATGCGTTGATGAAACGCAAAGGTAGCCGTGGTCTACGCCGCGTCAAGGTACAGTTAACTCTGTCGGCGACTGGTAATGCACAAGCCTTTCTTGTAACGAAGTTACTGCGAAGCATCTTCGATGCGAGGATAAGTGAACCACGGCTTTTAGACAGCCCGATGTATTGAGTGTAAGTCGGGCTTAGGACGCAGGCATATCCGCTCCATAACCACACTCCGAAGTGGTCGGAATTTCTGCCGGTCCGTAGGGTCCTGAGTAGAAAGCGCGTTCGCGGCGCGTTGACCTTAAAAGGCTCTTTAGTTTCCCGTCATCACATGGACTCCCCAATGGGTCGTAGCGATTGCGAGCGGCGGGCTTTTTATCTACTAAAGGTGGCAGCGAAAGAAAGGAGAAGACCATGAAAATACAAGGCTCATCCTCAATCGATGCAATCTCATATAATAAAAAGACTTCTGAACTGACAGTTCAAATGAAGGACAATTCTGTCGTTGTGTATCTCGGCGTCCCGGAGCATGTATACCATGACTTTATCGACGCGCCATCGGCGGGTATCTATTACAATACTACCGTAAGGGGACAGTATAAGTTCCGATACGAATAATCTTTTCACCTTGGAAGTTGGGGCGGTCTTCCTTTAGCATGGAGTTGCTCGGGGCATCTTCATGGTCATGTAATGCCTGCTTCTCAGAAGGGGCGCGTAGAGGGAATACCACAATGCCTATCGTCATGTTCGATAACGACATGATCTATGTTATCTTTCCAAATACATTCGTCGCAGATACACATGAAGGATGGTTCGACCGTTCTATGTGGCGGCGGGTTTACGTCGAGAGTGACATGAAAGTTTCAGTATCAGACAGGGGCAATGCTTATCGTGCCCCCTTCAATAAGGTTGGGGTACCTGACTTCATAGTGAAGGATTTGTGATGCTCTACGTCATTACAATCATTTTGTATTTGCTTATGGCTGTGGCTCTTGGCAAGTACTTAAAGCATAGGCGTTAATTCGCCTAATCCACGTCGTCTAAGTGCAGGACGCATACGCGGAGTCGATGTAATGCTAGGCCGGTCAACCTAGCCGTGGGTACCAATTCAGATGGCGTTAACTCGCCCGCGTGTGGTGGAGACTTGGCCGTAAGCCTCGTCTGTGAAGCCACACGCACCAATTCTCTGGGAGAACGAAGATGGAACGTGCGACGGTACGTGAATACAAGCGTATTCCGATGTGCCATGATTGTGCACTCTTCTGGCGTGGTGCAAGCCGGTGTCATGCGTTTGAATTACTTGACGAACGGTTCAATCCGTCTGATGCCGTAGCCAATCGTCTCGACGAAGAGCTGTGTGGTCTCGGCGGCAGATATTATGTCCCGCGTCCACCGAAAGCTTCGTTCCTATCACGAATTTTGGCGTGGGCTTTTGGAGGCTAGTTATGTGGGACATCAAAGTTGGTGACAAAGTAACGCCCGTTCGGAGTTGGACTAAAAGGAGCGAAAGATACGAACACGAAATCTTCCCTTCTTTAGGCACAGTGTACACTGTTCGTTCCGTGTTCGTCGTTAACGGACTTCCAAGTATTCATTTGGTTGAAATTGTGAACAAACCAGATGTTTACTCGGTCGATGGTTGCAATCAAGTGTCTGAAGTGTGCTTTATCTTGAAGTACTTCCGCAAGGTCATTTCGAACAAAGGAATGGATGAGTTGACTAAATTCCTCTCCAATCCTCAGTCCAAAGTGACCAACAACGGCTTCGACAAGAAAGTCAAGAGGAAAATTAGGGCCTAATACTTCTAAAAGCAACAATAATCCAAATGGGAAGGCAACAAAGATGTGGCGAGTGGGTATCGTGTCTTATCGTGAGAGCGGTTGGACTTTTTCATTCTATGACGAATGCGATATCATCCATGAATGGTGTGGTCCGGGGTTTGAGAGGGCAACTTTGGCCAAACAGTATATGAGAGAATTGATCAAAGCCCTTAACGGAGAAAAATAGTGCAGATGATGACTTCATACTCCTATACGATGGAGGCGCGTGGTGGTTTTAGTGGTGGTTCGCGTTCTTTTTCTGCTCCTCGTGTTAGTATGCCTCGCGTTAGTGCTCCTAGCGTACCGCGAGTTTCTGTTCCCTCCGCTCCTAGGGTTTCTGCGCCGCGCGTATCATCGCCTCCGGCTGCCGTTTCCACTCCGAGTGCTCCGCGTGTTTCTACGCCGGCTGCTGGTAGTCGTATTAGCAATTCCCCTGTATCTTCTGCTCCCCGCGTCAGTACGCCGGGTTATACTACGCGCTCGAATTACACGGTAGTCAACAACCACTACTACAGTCCTCGTGGTACTGGTTACGGCTACTACTACCATCCGGGGTATGGCTACTATCCCGATACTTTCTTCTACCATTACTTCTGGTGGTCGATGTTCTGGAATGCCTCTCAGCAACCACAACAAGTGATCGTCCAACAACAGGCACCATATCCGCAGGCATCGTACGGTCCGGCGCAGCAACAAGTCCCCGTTCAGCAACAGACCTACCAGCAGCAACCTGATCCACAACCTACGCCACAGGACGATACGAACTTTCTCGGCCTGACGACTGTGGGAGTCCTCATTGGCCTGTGCATTCTCGGCTACTTGGCCTATCGCGGTACGAGGACCGCATGAAAGAACTCAATATCAAGTTACTTAGGTCGCTATCCGACCGAGCGATACTATTGATTTGTTCTCGGATCGGAAGAGGTTCAACTCTAGAGAAAGAACTGAGCGACTACCAAAGACTTGGTGAAAACGTCTGGGCTTACAAAACTCAAGGAGACTAACATGCGTCCTCTCATTGGTATCTTGCTCCTAGTCCTTTCGGCATTGCTTCTGCTTTGTTCGGCGTTTAATGCTCATGCCTACGATGTCGGTAATGACCTCGGCGGTATTGTCTATGATTACGTGATGAACTCAGAAGGAATGAAGGATACCAATGAGCCCGTACGTTTCAATGGTGTGTGTGCTTCCGCGTGTACTCTGTACATCGAGTTGCCCAAGACGTGTGTCACGCCAGAGGCAGAGTTTATCTTCCATAAACCCTTCGGCGGGACAAAAGACCAAATAGAGTTTACCGAAGGTTACCTGATGTCCCACTATCCCAAATGGGTCCAAGTCTGGATTGATGCCCATGGCGGTCTTCAGGCTAACCCAATCATCATGCCCTATTCAGTAATCAAGAAACACATGAGGCATTGCCCAGAATGAACGTCTACGTTCTTACCAACGGCGACTTGAATGACTACGATGCTCCCGCTCCGGGGGCTATCTTTTTGACTGAACGGGAAGCGTGGAAACACATAAGTAACTCCCTTCAGTTCTTGACGTACGAAAACGGTGACGTCTACTATAGTACAGAATACCCGTATATGTACGAAATGCCTGTCGGAGTGGACATCGACATGAATGACGTTCGTGTTGTCGAGATACCTACGTGGTATCAAATCTCTAACGAAGTCGGGAGGCATTGGCAACCATGATTAAGTTCATCTGTGTGATCTACATGATGTTACCCCAACCGATGGGTGAGCAGATGCAGATCATTAAGCTTGAGAAGCCGTTTCATTCTTTGCAGGAATGCAGAGCGTGGGCGCATGAACAGGAGTATTCGCCGACCATTCGTTCTATCGGCGGTACGCTGTTCTTCTGCGAAAAGCAGTGGGAGGTTTGAATGGCTCGTATTTGGTTACACAAAGATAAGAAGAGACTGTACGAACAATGTAGTTTTGCTGCGGCAGAAGAGACAGAAAACGGCATACCACTGTTATGTCTAAAGCGTCTCGATGGGACTTCTTTTTGGCATCCCAGAAGTGAGTTCCAAGAAGTAACATTCGAAGATGTTGAAAAAGCTTTTCTCAAACTCGGTCGGTCATTCTGATGTGCTATGAGTAACTACTTTGATTTGTTAGAAGATGTTGCTTCCGCCGCTACGCTAGTACGACATTCCCGCCACGCTGCCTGTGTTGTACATCGTGATAGGATGCTCGCCATCGGCACGGCCAAGTACAAGACCCATCCGATTATGACGCGTTTCGCAACCAATCCAGAACAGGTATATCTCCATGCAGAAGTGGATGCGATTATACGCGCTGCCAATCGTTATAGCGTTGACGTGGTGCGCGATAGTGATCTGTACGTCCTTCGTCTTACAAAAGGTGGTGCAGTCGCACTATCAAAGCCCTGTGAAGTGTGTCAGCGGGCAATAGATGCCTTTGGGATAAAACAAGTCTATTGGAGCGAGTGATGACAATCTTTTTAATAGTCTACATGTACTTCATCGTCTTCTGTCTAACCATGACTACCTTTTGTCTCGACGAGAGGACAAGCGGGAAAAGATATCCTCTCGTAGCCCTATGGGCGTTATGTTGGCCTGTTACTTGGCCTCTTATTTTTATCGTGGTGTTAGTTATAGCTTCGATTAAGGAGTAAACGATGCGAGCAATGGATAGAAGAGGGCCTTTCTTGCCGATAGGCCACGTCAACGAGGAAGAAAAGGAAACCACGATGCAGTGCTTGAAGCATGTTCCTGCCGTGGAAGCCCACACGAAGATCGTTGAAGGTGAACTTGCACCCGGAATATGGGTGAGACCTCTTCCCGGTATTGGAGTTCAGGTATTTGGAGTGGATAACGTCGGACGCTCTAAAGAAGGTCTACGAGAACTTGGACTCTCTCTCATGAGACTGTCGGAGTTCATGTAGTGCTTGAAAAGCCATTCGAGAAAACCAAGAATGACCTAGTACAGTACTGCCGCAAGATCGAAGACGAGAACAGAAATTTGAAGGCGCAAGTCCGTGTCCTTCAAGAGATTTTAATCGGCCAGAAGGCCACAACCAAGGAAAGGGCAGACTATGACTGTGACTAACCCCAACCGTATCAAAAATATCAAGAAGTACGTCTCAGCCGTCATCGGCTCGAACTTCGGCCAGAAGTGTCTCGAAAAGAACAACGTCTTCGCTCTGGCCTTTAAGAAGGCGTTGGTCAATGGCTGAGTACGCTATTTCCTACAACTACTCAGGCTCCAAGTCACGCTATTTCTATGACCGGACTTTTCCTACTAAGGAAAAGGCGAAAACCGAGGTCAAAGAACTCATGAAGAAGTACCATTACACCGACTTCATCATTGCGGAACTCCAACCCGTAATTTCGGTGAAGATGCCTGCGCCCTCTTGGGTCGAAATCAAGAAGACGTCCGAGTGACGACCGCATTCTATTGGGGCCTGACAATTCTTATTGTTGTCGGCCTCATTTCATCCATCTATATGAATGTCTAGGAGATTTTATGTCTAAGAAATTGTTTGTACTGGTAGATACTTCAGACCCAGAGTGTGATGAGGTAGTCGATTACTACGAGAGTATGGAAGATTTTCATGACAACTTCTATATTCCGTCAAGTTCGTCCGAATTCAAGGACTACCGCATCCGAGAATACGATCTAACAAAAGAGCACAAATTGAAGGTCGTGACAGAAGTAAAGAAGATTGCCCTGAAATGAAACTGTCTTTTACCCGCCGACCACAGTATTACGGGAATACCCATACGTCGCGTGAACTGTCTGTCCAGTTCTTCGAAGACCACAATGGCAAGGACATGCTGAAAGTCCGTGACAACTTCCAGTGCATCTATGTCCCTGTCTCCCTGATCAACAAAGCTTTGGAGGACCAATGGGCTCGCGACTCCGCAGAACGTGCAGAACGCGTAAAATCCGAGTCAGCATAGCTTTTCCCCACTATGATGACTTTTTCATCGATTTCATTTTAAAACCAAGGGCGTTAGCTTGAGAGCAGCATGAAATATCCTGTTATTCCTGAGAAGTTCCTGAATGACATGCATCGTTTTAACCTCTCTGGCACGGGGAGGTATTGCTTTTCTATTCTGACTCGTGACGACCTGACGGGTTACCAATTACACGAACGTCCAAGTCAACCCTGCTTCGGTGAACTTCGGAAATACCGTGACACACATGGTATCGAGTGCACTCAGCCCGATGACCGTCGCCCTACCGACCTTCACCATCCCTTCCCCCACGGAACACCAGTGGCCGTCGGCGTCAAGCTCAACGGTTTTTATGGACCTATTAACACCGAGACCCAAACTTCAGAAAAGTCAATCCTTCTTCGGTGTATGTTCACAGAGGGTTCTCATTGGGACCGTGGTTTCAAGGACGTGGAGTTCACACTGAACAGCAAGAAACAGGTCGCTGGATTGATCGTCAAGAATACCAAGATCGATCCGACTGTCCTCGTCAATGCCCTGAAAATTGCAGTCAACACTGAACAGCCCGAATGTAAACTGTTCATTCAGTTACATGACGCCGGGTTAAGTGTTGGTGATGCCATCCTTCTGGCGCGTTTCTTCCCACACTTCCACGAGTATGGAATTGGTGACGTCGGTTCGCGTATATGGAACTTTTCACGTCTTGACCTGAAGCGTTGGAAGTCACGCGATCCTCATGACTTTACTAGAGGTACGCTGTACGACCGCTTCGATTACTGCCGTAAACAGGCAGAGAACATCTACAACGTCGTTGGTGCTGATCCTTTCATCAACATCGGTACGGCTGTCCGTCAAAGGTTCAACTACCACGGTTATCATGCCCATAAAGTACCTCTGGGTGAATTTGTCCAAGCTGCACAGGATGTCCTGAAGTGATCGAAGATCACATGAACGATAACGGAGTTATCTGAATGAAATTGCTCTACGGTGCCGATCCCGAGTTGTTCGTTTACAACCACGTAGGAAGTTGGGACGGCGAATACGTGTCGGCGCACGACTTGATACCCGGTACAAAAGAATGTCCACACCCCGTACAGTATGGTGCCATTCAGGTTGATGGTGTTGCGGCAGAGTTCAATATCTGGCCTGCGGCAAATTGCAACGACTTTGTTCGGAATATTTTGGGAGTCAAGGACTTCCTATCACGCGAAGTCAAGAAAAAGTTACCGAATGCCGATGTCTTTGCCGATCCAACAGCACGGTTTAGCCCAAGGTACTTCGACGCTCTCCCACCAGAGGTAAAAACTCTGGGGTGCACACCCGACTTTGACGCTTATACGGGTGAAGAAAACGAACCTCCATTTACTTCTGAACCTTTCAGAACAGGTGGTGGGCACCTTCACATTGGTTGGACACAGGATGTTGATCCTTTTGACTTCAAGCATTTTCAACTGTGCCGAGATTTGACCAAGAGACTCGATGAAGTAGTCTACGAAGCCTCACTCGATTGGGATGAAGACGAAGAAAGACGCACCCTGTATGGTCGTGGGTGTTTCCGTCCTAAGCCTTACGGCCTTGAGTACCGCCCCATCTCGAACGCGTGGGTTTCGGAAGAGCAATTGATCGAACGTGTATTTTATCTTGTTGATGGCACAACACGGAGGTTCTTTAATGTATAATCGTGAACACGAGTTGAATTCGAATTTCTATGATGCCTTCAATCTCATTGATCCCATCGACGATGATTGGGACGATTGGTCCTATGTCGAGTTCGACTACTGGCATGATCGTGATGACTACGACGATTATTACGAAGAAGACTCGGACGAAGAAGAGGACTGGTAATGCCTACGGATTACTTCTCTCAAGAACATTTTAGTCAATACCTAAACACCCCTTCACAACCCTTAACCATTGACCTTTATCGGCAGATGACAGAAGTCATAACACGTATGGAAGGGTACAGTCTTCCTAAACCAAAACCAGAGCGGAAAAAGACGGGCTTTGCGAGGTTCATTACCAGCCATGACCTTTAAAGAAGGTGACAAACTCCGCCGCATAAACCCTGTACCGTTTAATGGTGTAAAGCAAGGGGACATCGTGACGATTGTTCAAATCGTGGGTAAGCGTTTCTTTCTTTCAGATCGACAGAATGGGTGGCACGACGCTGAGAGTTACGAACTAGCGGGACGTATCGTACGCCCTAAGACTGGCTTTGCCAAATTTATTGAGAGGACTACGAAGTGAAATTTCCGAAAGTCCAGCATAAATTGCCTCCTTCATTTGAAGAGAAGATCGAGTGGGACAATGAACTCGAATGCCTACTGTCCGCGCCTGTTGTCCCTTTCGGACAATACCGATACGTCAAGGAACAACAGGAACTGTCCCGATACTCCTGTGTACGGCATATTAAGGAGCAACGTGGAGGCGGTGGTTCTGCCGGGTCTGGTCGTGCGTAGCACTCCCGAAGCGACTGGAAGGAGTCGAGGTCGTGGTTAACACCGATAAAACAACTCACCCGGGTTATGGTGTCTGCACTTGGCCCTTCAAGAAGGGTAAGAGGATCAGATCTAAGGTTTGGGACAACACTGAAATAAACGAGTACTACGACGTCATTGGCTATTCAGGCGGCCGAGTAATTCTGGCCCAAAATGGTTCGCTTAACCACGAAACTTATAGTCTGGATGCTTTCGGCACGTTGAGTAACTGGTACTATATGTCTCCTTTGGAAAGACAGAAGACCGGCTTCGGGAAGTTCATCCACAGGATTGAGTCGTCATGACATTCAGGGTTGGTGACGTCGTAAGCAGAATTGCAGACTACAGTCATGGTGGTGTCAGTCCGGGACAAACAGTCACAGTCGAGTGGGTTTCTGACAATGGTCGAAATCTTCTTTTCGTAGAAGACACGATGTTGACATTTGACGGAAATCGTTATCTCCATAGTACTAGTAATTACCATCTCGTTTCTAGTCGTAGAGAGAGAAAACTCTCTGGGTTTGCGAAATTTATTATTCGCGTCGAAGACGCTCATGGCACCAGAGGTGCCGATAAACGTATCGAAGAGTCAAGAAAGGAAACTCAGTGACCTCACTTGTTCATCCTGCCTCATGGTGGAAGTCAAAAGAACTGACACAATCTGGTCGAGTGTCTTACGTCCTAGTAAGCAATGTCGCCGACGGTCTTGTCCATTTCTTCGCCCATGATCCCGGACATCCAGAAGGGAAGCAAGCCTGTACACGGCTACTGAGTAAGTGGCACGAGAAGTACGAAGTGGTACCTTTTGCTGAAGTTCCGGAGAATTGGGGACGGCGTGTCAGCCCTTATGTGCCAAGGGCAGATCGTTTTAGAAGTCTTTACAGTCCGGATTTCTTGTGGATGGAGAACCCTTGTGCTGATTTCGTCATAGTGAGACCGACAGATTACGTCGGGTACGGAATGTACCGGCATAAGACTGAGACACTTCCTAAGAGGAAATCTGGGTTTGCAAAGTTCATCAACAAGGTTGAAGGCAAGTAACATGGTCTCTTACATTCTGCGTCGTCGTAAATTGGGTCGTACGAGTGCCCGCGAGATTGCTCGTGGGAGTAGTCAGGGTATCGTCGTCTATCGTAATGATGGAAGGAAGTATAACCACGTGACGAACAAGTACGAACGTATTCCCGGTGGTTTGCCTCATCAGGTCGATTACGTCTTCCGTTGGGGCTGTACTTCCGTCGTCAACGGTAATGGTCAGGTCGTCAACAAGTCGGCTGCTATTCAAGCCGTAGGGGACAAGCGGGCTTTCCGCAAGATGACTGCCGATGCCGGTCTGGCACCAAAGACTTGGCTGTCCGTCGCCGAATTTATGGACTGGACTGAAGACCATAGTGCAGGTGATCCAGCACCTTATCCTGCCGTCCTTCGTCGGGCCACACATGCGCAAGGTCGGAATTTGCACGTATGCAACAACATCCAAGAACTTCGCTCCGCCGCTGCGAGGTACGGAGAAGGCAACTACTATATCTCGACCTTGATCCAGAAAGTATCGGAGTATCGTGTGGCTGTAGTGTCGGGGCGTGTATGTTGGGTAGCCAAGAAGACTCCGGCCAACCCGAATGCCGTTGCTTGGAATGTCGCACAAGGTGGTCGTTTCGATAACGTCCCGTGGTCCGATTGGCCTCTGAAGGCCGTCAAGGTTGCCATTCAGGCTTTCAAGATGACGGAGTTAGACTTCGGTGGTGTCGATGTCATGTTGGACGCGCAAGGTAACGTCTACGTCCTCGAAATCAATTCGGCACCTTCTCAGACGTCGCCTTACCGTCAGTCGTGTTTCACGAAGTGCTTCGACTACATCATCCAGTTCGGTAAGGACCACATTCCTCTGACCGAAGAACCCGGTGGTTGGAAAAAGTTCATCCATCCTGCCCTGTCCAATGAGGCGATCCTTGTCCAACCTGAAGTATAAAGTAGGAGATAAGTGTAAGCTGAACTTCCGTCCCTTTCTTGGTTACAATCATCCCTGTGGACTAAAAGACGGGAGCATCGTTACACTTCGTAAACCTAACGGAGAGAATTACGGTTGGCTTGTCAATGAATTTCCCACTGTCGGTTATTATTTTCTTGAGGAATGGTTGATACCACTCGAAAAAACAAAATCTGGCTTTGGCAAGTGGATCGTATCGACAGAGCGGAGTATAGGAAGTCGAGAAACATGATGTTTAAAATAGGTGATCGTGTCGTCTGGAGTTCTGTTCGTGAGTTTGGGATGGATATATCATTTAAAGGAACGATATATGCTGTTTCGCCACAAGCGTCGTGGGAGTGGTGGATAGTTGCTGACGAGCCCCACAAAAACTACACCCATAATGCCCAAGGAAGGTGTCCCAAGGGAAATCATTCTCGGTACGTCCGAGAGAAAGACTTGACCTTACTCACAAAAAGGGCTTCTGGTTTTGGTAAATGGGTCAAAAGAATTGAAAATGGTTAATTTCAAAGAAGGTGACAAAGTAAGAATTGTCTACCCACACGGGTCTTACCTAGTACCTGACGTACCCAACAATAGTAAACAAGTTCTTTCTAGAGCCTATACTACCACAATGGGTGAAATCATAGGTTATAGATTAAAAGGTCAAGAAGACAGGGGCTATTGGCCTCTTGAGTATTTTGTACTAGATGAGAGACCTAGAACAGGTTTTAGTAAGTTTATTAAAAGGATAGAAGATGGCGAAAGACAATTTCGGTAAGTGGCAGGGTGGGGACAACTTCGTCTATTCCCCTCAGTGGGGTTCCGGCCAGTCTCGGGACGGTTCACAGGGTAAGAAGAAGTATGGTGACGCTGCTATGCGTAAACGTACCCGCTTCAACCCCAATCCTACGGCTTGTTCCCATCCGGGTTGCCAAATCAAAGCGCGAAGCAAGCGTGATAAGGAAAACTATTTGAGGAGTAAGTCTGTATGATCCTGACTAAGGGTGAGATTATTTGTATTACAGAGGGTTGCTACTCTGACTACGGGATTATAGGACATTTCAAAGTCTTAGAAAATAAAACCGAAGAAGAGTTGAAAGACATCGCGAAAGAAGTTGGACGCGAGACGTCAGAGTATAACGAACAATACGAGAATATGACATTTGAAGAAAGAATAGCTCTCGTAAGGTCTGGTGTATCTTTGTATAAAGACCACAAGTCAGAATTTGTTGCCACCCTCGTCCGACATGGTATTATTGAAGACGTAGATGTTGGAGAGTGGCACATTGGTTTTTATGGAGATTTAGAAGTTTAAAATGACTGAGTTTGTTTTTAAATTTGAAACCAAAGAATTTTCAGTAGAAAAGACTTTTGATCCACGTTACAATCCTATTCTAAGGATGAACAACGATACCTCCGAAGATCGTAAGAAGATTGTCAAGACAGTCTTTGAGGATAACGGAGAAGAAATTCTCTCGAATTGGGCCAAGCAATCTGTCCATGCTTCCCGATGGATCGAGACTTTTAAATCCCGTTTTCCAAAGGAGAATTGGTATGGTCTCGCTCTCTTCAAAGAATTCTATTTGAACGCCTCAGACATCCAGTTCTCTCAGAGGACTGGTGGTACATACTCGTGTCGAAAGTACGCCTCTCTGTCCGAACAATTTGTGACAGAGTTTTTGAATGTACTTTCTTCGGACTATTCTTTTGCCAAGGCCCTGTCTCCTGTCTCGGGTGTCTTTGGAAGTTTCATAAACTTCGCAACAGGTAAAAACCCAATTACAGGCAGAAAACCTACTTATCTGTCTGACCTTCTTGAAGCAACAAAAGTAGGGGTTGACTATTCTATTGAAGCTACGACTATTAAAAACAGTCACGGTGTAACTGAGCTATCAACCATGAGGATTAAAATGCCGCTTCTCTACGCCAATCGCAAGGAACTGTACAAGAAGTTTGAGTACAGCACCAATATCATTGATACTGTCGGTTGGTCCCGCCCGTCTGAAATCGTTTCTGAGAGTCTTTTCGGTGTCGAGTTGGAAGTTTCTACCGACTACTCGGAAGCCAATATCATCGACGCCTTCCCTGAAATCTTCGCCATCGTGAAGAAGGACAGCACTATTACCGGAACGAAGTCAAATATGGGTGAGATTGTCACCACTCCGGCCACCCTGCGGACCCATCGCAAAATGTGGATGAACTTCTTCAAGAACCTGAACGAAGACATGTTCGATTGTCTGGACAAGCATAACAATGGCATGCACGTTCATATCGACCGTGAGACGTTTGACAAAGATACGATGCACCTGAAGAAGTTCTGCTGGTTCTTTGCCAATCCGGCTAACCACAAGTTCCTTCAGGACATTTCTGAACGTTCGCAGGACAGCATCAATAAGTTCGCCAAGTTTGTATCTGCTCCGAAGATTTCTAAGGTCGTCCCCGGTAAGACTACTGCTGGTCTATCCTTTGTCAACTCGGACCGTGCGCTACGTCAGTCGGACAAGCATACCGTCGTCAATCTTGGTAAGTCGGCAACCGTCGAAGTCCGTCTCTTTAAGGGTATCGTCAGTTACGCAAGTATCGTCAAAAATCTCGAATTCGTTGACTCTCTCGTCGAATTCAGCCGTTGGAACAATTATAAGGACATGAATTTATCTTCTTACATCAAGTGGCTCAAGAAGCTCCATACTACAAAGTATCGCGTCCTCAAGCTTATCATTGAGGAAATGGACCTCGATGCCATCCTTCTGGAAGCTGAAATTGAAAAGGTCATTAAGGGTTCTGGGCTTAGCACTTCGTCTATTGCTCTCGAATTGAACAAGATGAACCTGAACAACAAGTTCAGCAAGATTGCTATCAAATTGTTCAACGGTGCCTATGAGGCTTCCGGTAAGACCTTAGAGAAGGATGATCGTCCGGGTGCGCAGTTCGTCGTCGTCGCAAAGGGTACTCGCTTTGCTAAGTACAACGACATCGCTTTTGCGATGCAGAACGGTACGTACCGCCGTTAATTTCATATAGACCCACAGACTCGCAGCGAAGCTGCATCGTAAGCAACGTAGTTGCGAAACACAAACAAAGAGGATAAGTGATTTGTGTCAATTAATTTGGAAGCCTGCGGGTTTTACAATTCCCCGAAACCTAATCGAGAGTACCTGTATCGTCAATCCTGACGGCTTCGGCCTGATGTACGGTACGGGTTCTGTCGAGAACGGGGAACTTCAGACGTTTAAACTTTATAACGGTGATAACGATCCTGACGTTCTATTCCCGATACTAGAGGGACTACACGACATCAATGCTTTCATCCACTTCCGGTATCGTACCAAGGGAATGGTCAATGAGGCATCGTGCCATCCTTTTGTCTGTTATGACAACAATGACCGTAAGGTCGCTTTGATGCATAACGGAACTCTGACGGGGTATGGTACGACTGACAAAGTGGATAGTGAAGAGTTCGCTGAAAAGCTTGTAGGCCCTCTTTACAATCGCTTCCTTCTGTCTGGTGTTCGTCAACCGTTGTCTGACGGTTTCTTCCAAGAGATCGTTCAGAAGTTCATCGGAGCGGAAAGCAAGATTGCTGTGGCCGACAATACCGGTGACTCTGTAATCTTCAACTATGCGAAGGGTGATGTTCGTAAGAACAAAATCGACCGTATAGACACAGAGACGGGTGAAGCGTTCGAACAGGAAATTGAATGGTGGGTGTCAAATACCTATTCATTCAATACTGGTCACCGAAAGTCATATAACTACGGGAACAGCTACGACTACGCTCAGTACCGTCATGGTAGTCAGAGTGGGGGTACCTCAACAGGAGGGTCCACCCCTTTTCGTCAGAATGGGACAAGTTCATCAACGACTACTCAGACAGAGACGACTTCTGCGACGAGCGCAACGAGTACACCGACTGGTGGTGGGAACAAGTCTACGGACAAGACGACTGGAAAGACCCAAGAAGCAAACGCTTCGGGGAAACCGGAGACTAATGCTCCGACAAAGAAGGAGACTGGTAAGGTGCCTCAAAGAGTTGTGGTCGCGAGCTATTGGCAAGATGTTCTTGGTCTCGATGATATTGATGAGCTTCGTTCCATGACGAGAGAGAATATCTCTGAGCTTGTTGATCTAGAACCAGAGAACGCCAAGTTGTTTATCAACGACCTCTTGATCGAGTTATTTGAGAACACACCTTGGGATGACGAGACAGATGAGGACGAAGACGCATGAGCGAGCCTAAAAAAGTAAATCGAGAATTCGCGTGTAAGTACCAAACACTGACCGAAGTCTTAGCTCATGCTGAATGGGTCATTGAAAATAATCCCGGCATGACACTTTCTGACTTCTGTTTTGACACATACCATCCAGACCCATACGAAGACTACGAGTATCCTTGTATGTCATACGAGACGCCTGAAACTCCCCCTGAAAAACAAAAGCGTCTAGCAGATGAAGCTAAGGCTAAGGTAACTCGTGAAGAGTGGGAACGCAAGCAGTTTGAACAGTTGAAGGCGAAGTATGGCACAGATAACTAGGCAGGGTGAGTTGGGTTTGTTCTTTTCGTTTGACTTCAAGAAAGTCTTACAAGATCAGGCGAAATGGACAAGCGACATTCCTTATTTAAACCAATTTGAAAACCACTACGTCTTTGTCTACGGTACGTTGAAACGTGGGATGAGACGATCTGAAATTCTGACTAAGAACCAGCAGTGTAAGTTCTGTGGTGTGGCGGTCACAGAGTTCAATGAACTCGATCTTCTGTTGTTTGTCGATGAGAGTTCGGCGGAGGGTCACTTTCCTGTGCTCTTCGACCACGTATCAAAGTCAAGGAATGCAAAAGTCAAGGGAGAACTTTGGCTTGTTCCTACTGAAGTCCTTCTTCAACTCGACAAGATTGAAGGCAACGGATATATGTTCGAACGTGAATGGACATCAGTCTGGGTCGGTTCTGAGAAGATACATGCATTCTGTTACTACGGGATCAAGGAGTTTTGGCGTTTCCAGAATTTGATTGATCTTCCTATCATGAAGTCAAATGGAAAGCAGTACCATTTCTACCACGGCATGCAGGCAGACAAACTGGCTTCGATGTGGAAGAATACAGGATCATTAGAGGCGCACTAGAAAATGCGAAGCATTTATGAGGAATACGGAGTATTCTAAATGGAAAATCATAATGATTTCATACAGATAGGTGACTATGTTAAAGACCTAGTCTTTTCATGGTCTGACTGGTATTTAGTTTGGAATATCTCAGAAGACGAAAGTGGAAAGTATCTTCAGATTTATGTAAGGTCAGACAAGAGTGACACAAGGTACTATTTCAGTGGCAGAAAATTTCTTATTCGTGACCGTAAAATAAAGCGTGTGAGAGCCAAGAAGGGCTTTGGTAAGTGGATTTCTAAGATTGAGAGTAAAGATGTCTGAACCATATTTTGACGTAGGTGACGAAGTCGAAGTAATCCAGAACCAGTCGGGTTGGTTTTACTCCCCAATAGTAGGTGGGACCCGTGGTATTGTCCGTAAAGTCACTATTCGTGATGGTGACGCTGAATACCACATTGACTTCATCGTGGGTGACAACACTTGGGAGCAGTATTACGAACACCGTCTTGGAACTGTCAAGAGGGCCAAACCACTAGAAAAGAAACTTTCTGGCTTCGCTCGTTTTATCAAAAAGATTGACAACGAAGCGAAAACGTGAGATAATAGGTATCTTATGACATACAAATATAAGATTGTCGAGGTTGAGACAGAACCGAAAGTCTCGGTTTTCAAACTATATGTGAAGTCCGAAACACCATTCTGGTGCAGATTTATCGTTTCGATGCCTGCTTGGGAGTTTGCTGGTAACTTTCTTTCAAAATCGGCTGCTGTGGAACAAATGAAACTAATTATGACGTACCCACGTACGGTCGGTTCCTCATACTACTACGACACTGGCGTTGAAGACAATATGTGGTAACAATGACAGAATTAGAGAGATTAAAGAAATTCTATTCACTCAAGAGCAAACAACATGCTAAAATCTTGGGTGAGTTATCCCAAGCCCGTTCTCTTAACGCTTATTACGAATTTCGTCTTAGAGAACTCGGTTGGAAAGAAGTTGTGACTGAAGACATGTTTGACGGGGTTGGCCCCTACCTTAATACCTAGGTATTATACCTAAGGTTACTTAAGGTATTACTTAGTATACAATAAAAATAGTTAAGTATTATACCTAGGTATTACCTTAGGTATTATATTATAACGTCATTTTATGTGTTTGTCAAGTGCTTTTTAAGCACATATCGCCGATTTATCGGCAGAGAAAGATTTTAGTGTGAGTGCAATTAATTTTAAATTTGATAACGAACCTACATCTTATATCGAAGACGATTTTATTGATTATGAATATAACTCAGACAGCAACCTTCGATGCACAGTCTGTAATTGTGTGTCTTCTGCATCTATTTCTGATGATGGCTGGAACGTCACGGGAAACCGTATGGTGCGGGACAAACGTGACGAGACAAGGGTAATCTGTTCTGGGTGCCTCGACGATATCAACAGTTCGTTGGGGGAATTTTGAGTAAATTTGCAGAGACGGGTCTCCCCTGTCCTTGCGGAGCGTCGTCAGATGCCTATTCGATAGATCATGATGGTGACGGTTTTTGTTTCGGACAGTGCGGGGGACGATATTTTAAGAATAAAGAGGAAGATGAGATAATTTTGTCAGAAGAAGAAGTCCTCGAAAAGGAACTGACGCCGAAGGGCAAAGAGACATATGGCTTCCAAGAAAATTACCGTGGGATATACAAGCGGACACAAGAGTTTTACGGTGTCCATACTAAATTCATCGACGGCACCCCTTTCTCACTGGCGTATGTTTACCCCAACGAGTCGCTTAAAATTCGTATTCTACCCAAGAAGTTTTATGCCACAGGGCCGATAGGTGAGGCCCACCTTTTTGGTGAAAACCTATTCTCTCCGGGTTCGTATGACTCTGTGACCATCGTAGAGGGCGAAGACGACGCCCTGAGCGCGTTCCAGATGCTTTGGAGCAGGAATGCTGTCGTCTCGGTCAAAAACGCTTCTACGGCCCTAGGAGACGTCAAAGCGCGAAGGGAGTATTTGAATGCGTTTAAGAAAATTATCCTCTGTCTGGACAACGACAAAGCCGGGCAAGAAGCGACCCGTCTTATTACCAACTCGGGTTTATTTGACTACGAAAAAGTCTACCGTGTTACACTCAGCCGTCATAAAGACGCCCATGCTTATCTCGAAGCCGGGGAAGTCGAGGACTTTATTCGTGCATGGGACACGGCTAAACGCTATACCCCGGATGCAGTCATCAACTCTTTCGAGGATATTGAAGAGGCTCTTAAAGCAAAGAGCGATGGACCGATAGGCTCATGGCCGTTTGCCGAACTAAATGACTGCCTCATAGGTCTCCACAAGTCTGAGTTCATCCTGATCAAAGGTCTAGAAAAGATCGGTAAGACGGAGGTCTGTCGTGCTATTGTTCATGAGTTTCTGCGTAATAGTCCTGACATTAATATTGCGACTATTTTCCTTGAAGAGTCTACAAGTACCACTATCAAAGGGGTTGCGACCTATGAACTCGAAACACCATGTGCCCTTCAACAATCCGGGGTGTCCGACGAAGACATTCTTAACGGATACAAGAAAGCACTCAGGGGTGACTCGTCCAGACTGTACATCCACACGCACTTCTCGACAGAGGACGAGGGAGAGTTAATTGACAACATCCGTTTCTTGGTTACTGTGGCTGGCTGTAAACTTGTCCTTCTGGATAATCTTACCATGCTCACTACGGGTAGAGAAGACGAGGACGAACGACTTAGGATTGATCGAATTATCCGTCGTCTCCGTGATCTTGTTAACGAGCTTGACTTCTGTCTTGTTCTCGTTGCCCACGTAAACGACAACGGTCAGACACGAGGTTCTCGGTTACCTGACAAGCTGGCTAATACGATAGTCCATCTGGAACGTAACAAGATGGCCGCCAATGTCCAAGAACGTAATTCCCTGAAATTCTTTATTGAAGGTGCCCGTGCGCAGGGAACTAAGACTGGTCCTGCTGGTTTTGCTTTCTTCGATCCTATTACCTTCAAACTCCGTGATGTTAAACCCGAAGACGAGATTGTTCTTCCAGAAGTCGAATGACTTCATACTGCCAGAGGTAGACTGATGAATTATGTTTATCATAAAGGACCACACCGGGAAGTAATTTTAGAAGGGGATACTGTGGAGCGTGTTGCTGGTGGTGCCTCTCAAATAGGGTATAAGACACAAGTCTTTTTAAGGGATGGGTATTGGAGAGTTATTCACGGTGACACAGGTTACGAAGATACGTATTATCCTGATTTTTGGAAATTTGTTTCTCACGCAAAACCTGTAGTCAGAGAAAAATCCCGGTTTGGTAAGTTCTTGGAGAAGCATGGAATATGATCTATCGCGATGGTCAAGAAGTACGGAATGGTGACACGTGGAGGACGTACGCTAACGAACAGTATACGTACACAGCAATTGACGAGGGGTTTAGGTTCAGATGGTGTTGTATCCAAGTGCCGACGTCATATGGAACTATGGAACCCTCTGCGTGTTCTAATGCCTATATTCTAATCCGCCGTAAAGAGTCACCAAAGTCTGGTTTCGGAAAGTTTATTCGTCGCGTCGAAGATGCTCAAGGCACCTCTGGTGCTGATAAACGTATTGAAGGTTCAAATGCCAAAGTTTGAAGTAGGTGATCGAGTCCGCATCGTGGCGTCTTATGAAAGTTCCACAAACGATGAAGGTACAGTTTCTTCAATTGAGTATTGGGCCGAGGACGATGATGTCTCTGAATACGTAGTTACCTATGACGTCCCTCGTAGTAATCCTTATTGGGCACCACCAGACATAGATGAAGAAGGAAACGAAGAAGTTTCTGATTGGTTGGAACCTCAATACCATTATGAGGGGTACTATACCGACGGTGAACTGGAACTCATAGGTCGTCAGAAAGTGGCTCGTAAAAAAACGGGTTTCAGTGCTTGGATTAGAAAGCAAGAGAATGGTTGACCTTTACCAAGCAATAGGAAAAAGGGTCTACTTAGTTAACTCTTTCACCAATATGACGAAAGTTGCCCGGCGTGCTTGTCGAAGCAACTCTTTTTCGAGCAGATGAATTTACTCCCGGATTACATGATGGTGGTGGGCGAGGTCCGAAGGGTTACTATTGGTTTGTCACGTCTGACATGATCATTCTAAGAGAGTCTTTGGTCAGAAAAACTACGGGCTTTGCTAAATTCATTAAACGCATCGAACAAAAACAGTTAAATGTTTGACACATACGATTTTTCGTGTTACAATATATATGTAGGATGGGAAATGAAACACAGGACAGTGCGTAAATCAGATCAGACTTGCGTCATTCAGTGTCGTAAATACTATCTAGGTTTTCTTCCCTATTGGGAGGACACAGGTTGGACTCATTCGGAAATGCTTGTAGCCCATAAGATTGAAAAGATTTTGGAGAACCATTAATGTTTAAGACAATGTTCGTAGCTCTTTACTTTCTTAATCCAAATGGTGTACCTCAAGTTGAGACACATCTTTTTGATACATTCGAGGAATGTTCTGCATACTCGAAGACAATTTCGGGTGAGTTAAAATTTTGGAAAGACTTTGGTGGCAAAATAGATGGTTCTATGAAAATGCCGTGGATTGATTGGAGGATTTCTTGTCAGTATCTTCGTCCTGAATGGAAGACAGAGAAATGAATGGAGGGCCATGGCTAAATAACAGTGGCTAAGTATGTATTCGATTTGGAGTGCGACGGCTTAAATCCGACTGTCATATGGTGCCTAGTTTTAAAGGACATTGATACAAGTGAAGTCTTTATTTACGCAAGTGGCCTCGGATACCCTAGCATTTCTGAAGGTGTTCAGCGCCTTGCTGATGCTGACTATTTTATTTTCCACAATGGCCTTTGGTTTGATCTTCCTGTTCTTAATAGGCTTGCATCTGCATCATTAGAGCCTGAGAGAGCCATTGACACCCTAGTTTGTTCTAGACTGTTCAACTCTTGGGACTATTCCCAACACGGTCTTGAAGCATGGGGTGAGCGGTTAGGCTTTCCTAAGACACACTTCAACGATTGGTCCAAACTGACACAAGAAATGATTGACTACTGCGTCAATGACGTCGAGGTCAACTACAGACTGTGGAAGCTCTTTGAACCTCTTATCTATGCGCCAGAGTGGAAGGACCCTCTGCGGATTGAACATGACATCGCTATTCATTATAGGGAAATGCATGAGAACGGATTTCCGTTTGACATCGAGAAAGCCAAGAAGCTCCGCGTCGATATCGAAGTCGAGAGAGCAAAACTTGATGTCATTATACAGGAACAATTTCCTCCGAAGCCGAAGTTCCTAACAGAGATTTATCCGAAGGTAACTAAGAATGGAAATCTATCCCTCGTCAATTTCAAATGGCTTGAAGAAGGTTCGCCGGAAGAGAATGGCTACATGGCCAATGCTCCCTTCTCCCGAATTTCTTGGGAGACTTTCAATCCAGCGTCGCCTTCTCAGGTTATCGAAAGAATGTGGGAATTTGGATGGCAGCCTACAGAAAAAACCAAAGGACACATAGTTGCAGAACGAGAACACGATTGGGAAAAACTGGAAAAGTTCCAACGTTCTGGTTGGAAGGTGTCCGAAGAAAATTTGAACACGTTACCACCAGATGCACCTTCAGCCGCGCATTCGCTTGTAAGATGGTTGCTGCTGAATTCCCGCGTCACTACGCTCACTACTTGGATCGAAGCGTATAATGAAAGAACAGGGTGTATCCATGGAGAAGTCCGCCATATTGGAACTTGGACTCACAGAGCTTCCCACAAAAATCCCAATACCGGAAACATTACCAGAGTTAACTTCGATGGAGACAAAAGAGTCCTTCGAGGGGAAGCTGGTGCCTTCGGTGCCGACATGCGGGAGCTTTGGACTTGTCTTCCCGGATGGAAGTTGGTTGGTTGCGATGCAGAAGGCATCCAACTAAGGGTTCTCGCACACTATATGGAAGACGAAGCCTTTACGAAGGCTCTTGTCTCGGGCAGTTCTAAAGACGGAACCGATGCCCATACGATGAACATGAGGAAGTTAGGACATGTCTGTAAAAACCGAGACGTCGCGAAAACTTTTATCTACTCATGGGTACTGGGGGCGTCTGCCACCAAAACAGCGCAAGTTCTTAATTGCAGAGTGGGAGAGGCAGTTGTCGCGCGGAAATCTTTTCTTGAAGGATATCCCGGACTCAAACGACTAAAAGAAGAGATTATCCCCGACGATGCAGCTAGAGGTTACTTCGTGGGATTTGATGGACGGAAAGTCTTCTGTGACTCCGAACATCTTATGTTGGCCGGTTATCTTCAGAATGGTGAAAACCTCATAATGAAGTATGCCGAACGACTTTGGTATAACAAGCTTAAAGAGCTAAAGATACCATTTAAGTTGGCTAATATGGTTCATGATGAATGGCAAACACAAATCCTCGATGAGGATGGAATGCCTGAAATTGCTGGACAGGAAATGGCCAATTCGATTGTACAGGCGGGTATAGACCTAGGAGTCAAATGCCCGCAAGCTGGAACACCTAAGTATGGGTACAACTGGCTTCAAACGCATTAATAGCACAGCCATAAAAAGGATTAGATAATAATTGGCTACACAATATCTTAAAGTAACTGGTAAAATCGAATGGGCTCATAAGCTCTTTATTCCAGATGAATACAACGGGGCCAAGAGGTATATTTGCTCCTTCTTCCCCGATAAAGAAAGCAAGCAGAAAATCAAGGACTCAGGTCTCAAGCTTGTCTATAAGAGCAATTCTAAGAACTTTCCGGGTGAGGAATATGTTTCACCACGTCGTGATCTACAGAAACTGATCAAGGGTGAGATCGTTGAATTCGGTCGTCCTAGGATTGTCAATAAGGATTACTCGGATATCGATCCCAATGTACGCATTGGTGCTGGTACCCAAGTTGAAATGACAATTGCCGTCTACGATGCTGGTCGCTATAAAGGCCACCGTCTTGAGACCGTCCGTATTCTTGACCTAGTGACGTACGAAAAGGAACAGACAGAAGGCCAGAAAGAAGCAGCCAAGTCTGAACCGACGACTAAGGTCATCAAGCCAAAGTTGCCTTTCTAATGCAACGTGAACCGTTACCAATTCTTAAAACAAGAGACTCCGGTAATGGGACTATTCAAGTCCATAGGGGTCACTATTGGTCCGATCCGATTAAGGTAAAAAATAATAAAAACAATTGATACGCTTGTAGAAGATATTCACAAGGTGCTTATGGAGGGGGTTGAAGAAATCCCTTCCGAAGCTTTAGACGCCTTCTCTAGTGCGATTGCAGACATCGTAAAGACTCGTTTGACAACGCCTAAGGAACACACACCAGCCCTACGCTTTAGCAATATGGGCTCGCCTTGTGAACGCAAACTGTGGTACGCCATAAATCGTGCCGACGAGGGAGAAGAACTATCCCCCGATACCAAATTGAAGTTCATGTTCGGAGACGTAGTTGAACAACTTCTTATTCTTCTTGCCAAGGTTTCTGGCCATCGTGTGGAAGGTCAACAGACCGAATTTGATTTTCATGGAATTAAGGGTCATCGTGACCTTGTACTTGATGGAGTTGTCACAGACTGTAAGTCGGCTTCGTCGTTTTCTTATAAGAAGTTTAAAGAACATACTCTGAAGGATGACGATGCCTTTGGTTACATTCCCCAACTACTCGGTTACTTAGAGGCTTCTCAAGATGATCCTATTGTTACTGATAAGTCTAGGGCTGCTTTTCTGGCCTTTGATAAATCTCTTGGTCATATTTGCCTTGACTTCCATACCCGGCCTGATTGGGATTGGGAACACATTATCGAGTACAAGAAAAGTATCGTCAATGCCGGGAGTCCACCGGGTAGAGGTTTCGAACCCGAAGATTTCGGGAAGTCTGGTAATAAGAAACTCGGATCGTTCTGTTCTTATTGTTCATTCAAGGAACTCTGTTACCCCGAGTTGAGGACGTTCATCTACTCTACTGGTCCTGTCTATATGACGGAGACTGTCGTTACTCCTGCTGTCTACGAGAAGATCAAAGACGATCAAAGATCGAATGACGGACATGAGTCCTAATGACCCAGACGGCTGAAGAGAAAAGAGAAAAGGCAAGATGGTCAAGGATAAAAAGAGTTTATGGATTAGAAAAGGAACAGTATGAATTACTCAATACTGGTGCCTGCCCTATTTGTCTCCGTGGCTTCAATGACACAATCCGTCCTGTTATTGATCACAATCATCAAACAGGAGAAGTTAGAGGGGTTGTCTGTTCATACTGTAATTTCCGCATTATCGCTCGTCATAACGATCCCGTTTTGGTTGGGCGTCTTGCACGGTATCTTGAGAACCATACTGGCTGGATAGTTCCTCCGAAGCCCAAAAAGAAAAGAAAAACAAAAAGAAAATGAAGACATACAAAGTCCATTTTAAAGATACACCATTTCAGGTCAATAAGAAAGTCGTCGTAAGTTCTCAGAGTTCTTACTCTGTAGACGACAGAGACAACCTACGTGTCGGGGAAAATCTGTTTAACAGAGATACTTGGTCATTCGTAGAGTTCTTGTATGACGGCGGTTCGATGGTAGAAGCTGCCAACTATCCAACTAATCTTGATTACCCGTACAATACTGTTGCTAGTGTCTCATCTTACTACGACGAGAGCCCTAATATTCAAGGGACCTACTCGAATGGGTAAGACTTATGTCATTCTCCCAGATCAGCACGCAGTAGAGTATCATAACAATGACAGAGCTATTTGGGCTGGTAAGCTTATTGCTGAGATTAAGCCTGATGTGGTTGTCAATATGGGTGACGCGGCAGATATGCCATCCCTTTCTTCGTACGACAAGGGAACTCGTCGCTTTGTTGGTAAGAGTTATAAGGGTGACGTAGACGCTCACCTAGACTTCCAAGAGAAGCTTTGGGAACCTGTCTATCGCCAGAAGAAGAGAATGCCATATCGTGTCGTCCTCGAAGGGAACCATGAACACCGTGTTGAAAAAGCCCTTGATCTTTCTCCGGAACTTATCGGAACTGTTGGTTTTAATGACTTTCGGTTTAATGACTATTACGATGATGTCATACGTTACGACGGTGGTAATCCGGGGATTGTTGAACTAGATGGTATTCTTTTTGCCCATTATTTTATATCTGGCGTTTCTGGACGGCCTACAGGCGGAGAACACCCTGCCCATATGCTCTTGGCAAAAACCAAGCAGTCCTCGATTGCGGCACACTCCCACCTACTAGACGTCTGTTTCCAAACGACACAGGCAGGGAAGCCGTGGAATGGCGCTGTCGTCGGCTGTTTCCAAGATTATGACAACGATTGGGCTGGTAACACTGCCCGTCTTTGGAAAAGAGGTCTAGTAATTCTTCGGAATGTCTCTGAAGGTAACTTTGATTTCCAGTGGATTAGTATCGAAGAACTGAAACGGGAATACGAGTGACGAACGAAAAATACAGAGAAATCATGACCGAGGCCCGTCATAGGATGTTCAAGTGGGCCGTGGCCCAAGATTATACCGACGAAATTTACCCACGGGATCAAGATGATATTACTTGGTGGGTAGCCGAAGTAGCTACAGAACTCGGATACCGTATCGGATACCGTGAAGGTCATAATGATGGTATTGATGGAGTCGGCGTATGAGTCAAGTGAGTCTTTCGACACCGAACGTTATCTCATCACCTAAACGTGATATTTACTTAATCAGCGATACACACTTTGGACATACCAATATCATTAAGTACTGTAATCGTCCTTTTGAGAGTGTCCGGCAGATGGACGACGCCATGATCCAGAACTGGAACTCCGTAGTCAAACCGGGTGATAAAGTCTATCACCTAGGGGACGTCTATATGGGTGATGGCGAGGGGATGTCCAAAATCTTTCCTAAGTTAAACGGAAAGAAACGGTTGATCCTTGGCAACCATGACGACCTAAAACGTCCTATGGGATCGATCAAATTGGGTGATGTCTTTGAGAAGATTTATCTCTTCCGTTGCTTCAAAGAACTCGGCCTGATGCTTACCCATGTTCCTGTCCACCCCGAGAGTATCATTAGGGCGGGAGAGGGCGCTATCAATATCCACGGACATATTCATGACAACCCTTCACCAGAAGGTCCTTACAAATGCGTCTGCGTTGAACAGATCAATTATACACCAGTCAATATTGAGGAACTACGAGTCAACTAATGGCAAAGCCAAACAGTAAGGCCCCTCTGGGCCAAGGTGGGCGCTTCGCAGCCCTAGAGAAGAAGGTCTCGAAAGAGAAGGGGGTTACCGATCCCGGTGCCCTAGCCGCAAGTATCGGACGTAGAAAGTACGGTGCAAAGAAGTTCAACTCATTGGCGAAGAACGGTAAATAACTACAGATAAATGTCTTCCATCGAAGAAAAAGAAAAAAGAATTCAACGCCGCCAATACTTAGAAAAAGACAAAGCGGAGTACAAGAAAAAGAAAGAGAAGATTGATGAGTGAAATTGATAATGAGATTGCGGACTTTGTCCGTTCAGAATTGAATGATGGTATTACCTTCGAGGAATTCCTAGAAGCATACGATCTGACACCAGAGAATGTATTCGTACATCTGTTCAATACAGGTATGATTGACGAAGAAGTTCTCAAAGAACACCTACTTGACTTTGAGTAAACCTTTTGAAGATTGATATCTATGGAAAAGAAAATTGTGTCTGGTGCACTAGAGCAAAAGATGAGTGCTTCAAATTCAGTCGATTATATGACTACTACGATGTATACAAGGATTTAGACACGGATAAATACAAAGAACTCTTCGAGACTATAGCACCTTACGCCAAGACATTTCCGATTGTCGTCGTTGACGGTAACTATATCGGTGGATATACGGAGCTTAAACAGTATTTAAATGAACTTTATCTAGAGGAACGAGAATGAGCCTTAAGGCAGTCCTAATCGCAGCAGCACTTCTAACCACTCCCTCGCTCGCGAGCGCAGACCCACTCGTAGATCAGGTCTTTACACCTTCGGTCCACATCACAATTGGTACGGCCAACTCACCAGATGGCTTTTGCTCTGGTGAGATTATCAAGTCAGACCGTGATGCCAAGAGTGGTAAGGTCTCTACCTACGTCTTGACGGCCAAGCATTGTGTAAAGGACAACGAGAAGGGTGACTTCACGGTTACGAAGAAGCTCTACGACAAGAACAACAAAGAGATTGGTTCAAAGACCTATCTGGCTGACTCGTTCGGTACTTCTTATAAGTCTGACCTAGCTCTGCTTAAGCTTCGTGATCAGGATACGTATTTCGATACAGTGGCGACTGTGGCTAAGAAGGACACCACATTGACATTTGGTCAGACTGTCGAATTGATTGGGTATCCTCTAGGTCGTTCCATGACTTGGACTGAGGGCAAGCTTGGTTATATTGAGAAGGTTGATCAGTTCTCTGATGTCTCACAGAGCACATACTTCCAGCGGGCCACTCCTGAAATGGCTCCGGGCTCTAGCGGTTCCAGTATGTTTGTCTACAACGACGCGGACAAAAAGTATGAAGTCATTGGTGTCCTGACGGGTGGTCCTAAGAATTGGTCATGGATGGGTTTCTACACCCCGATTGACGAGATTAACGACTACCTTGATACGGCTCTTAAGACTGATACACCCGCCAAGACTGGTCACGAGTAATGTTGCCTTTCTATATTCTTTTCGGTGTGGCTGGGGCGGTAGTTCTTACTGTTGCGGCCAACTGGATTATCGATTGGATTGATGGAGCATTTTTTGACGAGTAAGAGAGACTATAGGAAAGAGTATGATAATTACCAAGGGACCCCACAGCAAATCGCTCGCCGAGCTGAACGCAATAAAGCAAGACGAGAACTCGGACTCAAAAAAGGTGATCCCAGAGAAGCAGCTCATCAAAATGCACCAAGAACTGGAAGCCTCAAAGGCGTTAAAGTCAAGGCGGAGTCGTTTGAGAAAAATCGAACAAGCCAGCCAAAGCGCCACGGCAAAAATCAACGATCAGGAGTATGACAATAGTTAAGCGACCTAAGTTTATCGATGGGGTGGCAAATGACCAACCCAAGACGAATATCTTTGCAGATGCCAATAAAGTCCTAGACGATGCCAAGGATAAGTTTCCTGTCGTTATGGTCATTGGCCTGACGAAGGAGAACCTCCTAGACGTCACGACGAACATCCCTCAGTATCCCACCCTTCAGTGGCTACTGAACCGTGCTTCGTTCGAACTCCTACTGCATGAAAAGCAGACTGCCCAAGCTGCAAGCCAGAAAGAAGAGACGAGTGGAAGTCAAGCTAATTGACGTAATGGGTTCAGATACTCGGGTGGCTGACGCTGCCCGGGTTTCCTTTCATAAGGAAGTCAAAGAATTTGGTGAGCAAGACGTAAAACTAATTAAGTATCTAGCCAAACACAACCATTTTACACCATTCACACATGTCGTTATCACACTTCGTGAAAAGGTGCCTATTTTTGTGGCTCGCCAAAGATTTAAGCATACAGTCGGGTTCTCTTATAACGAGGTCTCACGACGGTACGTTGACGGTCCACCGGAATTCTTCTATCCCGATGTCTGGCGTGGTCGTCCTGAAGGATCAGTAAAACAGGGATCGTCGGACGAAGTAATCATCGAATTCACAGAAGGCTTATGTAAAGGCGATATCACTGATACCGTTGATGGACTATACCAACATGCTTTTTGTGTGTATCAATCAATGTTAGATAGTGGAGTAGCCCCTGAACAAGCGAGGATGGTTCTTCCTCAGAGTATGTACACAGAGTATTACGTAACTGGTTCACTAGCAGCTTGGGCTCGTGCTTATTGCCTTCGGGCTGACCTACATGCTCAGAAAGAAATTCGAGACTTAGCCCAGATGTGGCAGGATACTATAGGTTCAATTAAAGAACTAGAGCACTCGTGGGCCGCATTGACGACAGACTACACGACTCCAATCATTACTAAGGAAAAGAGGACAGATGACTTTACCTAAGGTATGGGTTTTAACAGGACAGACTGAGAGTGGAGACAGTGTTGGTCCCTACGTGTTTGACTACAAACCAACAAATGTTGAACTCGTAAGTTTACTAAAAGAAGACATGCCACAAGAATTCGAAGGCGATCCTGAAGATGATTGGGTTGATCCTGAGTTTGGTTATATTAGCTCTTGGTATTTAGCACCAGAAATAGTGAGGTCACGATGAACATTCATACATTTAAACAAGAGTACAACAGTCTATCGAATGCCCGAAAGATAAGTGGGTTACAGACGTTGTTTAATGCTCTGACATCTGACATCGTAGAAGGAACACACGACCTTGAAAATCTCGTACTTGACATTCTTGATCTTGCCGAACTGGCAGAGGAAAACGATTATTTTGGAACAGAGGGTTTAAATATCTGATGCGTAGCATCTCTAACGAAAACGGAGTTTTCTAATGACGTTCTTTGGATTTCTTGCAGTTCTAATTATCTGTATGACTCTAGTAGAAATTTTTGGTGAATGACGATGTGTGCTGTATCAGCCGTTTCAGACTATTATATGCAACCACGGTCTCCTTTTTGGCCTAATTATACACCACCAAGTACTACACCTGTACCTGTGATCGATGAAGAGACTAAGGCCATCCTCCGTGAAATCGTAAAGAAGTTAGACGAAGTAGATAAGAAGCTCGGTGATCGTGAGTGCATGGACGCAAAGAAAGAAGAGTTTTTTAAAGTAATCGGATACACAGTAGACGGTATTGGAGACGTTATCTAATTGGTTCAATTGACTAATCCATTTCCATCATACTATGAGTCCTTTGTCTATAAATCCCGTTATGCACGCTGGTTAGACGAAGAGAACCGACGAGAGAATTGGGACGAGACTGTCAACCGATATCTAGACTTTATTGAACAGAGTACCGTAGAGAAGTCCTATAAAGTAACAACAGAATTACGCAAGGAACTCTTCGACGCCATCTATAATCTAGAAGTCCTACCGAGTATGCGGACAGTAATGACCGCAGGAAAGGCAGCGGAACGTGATAATACTTGCACGTATAATTGCTCGTATCTACCGATTGATGACATCAAATCTTTCGACGAAGCGATGTTCATCAGCCTATGCGGGACAGGGGTTGGATTTTCAGTTGAACGACAGTATATCTCCAAACTACCTGAAATCCCCGAGAGACTTTTCGACTCTGCTACAACAATTGTGGTTAAGGACAGCAAGGAAGGCTGGGCTAAATCCCTCCGACAACTTATATCACTTTTGTATTCAGGTGAGATACCCAAATGGGACGTCACGAGGGTTCGTCCTGCGGGCTCTCGACTTCGAACGTTTGGAGGACGTGCGAGCGGTCCGGGTCCTTTGGAGGACCTTTTCCGGTTTACCATATCTAAATTTAAAGGTGCAGTTGGTAGACGACTTAACTCCTTGGAATGTCATGACATCCTATGTAAAATTGGAGAGATCGTCGTGGTCGGAGGGGTTCGACGTTCTGCAATGATTTCACTCAGTAATTTGAGTGATGATAGGATGCGCAAAGCCAAGACCGGAAGTTGGTGGACGACAGAACCCCAGAGGGCTTTGGCAAACAACAGTGTCTCTTATACAGAGAAACCGGAAGTCTCTTCATTTTTACAGGAGTGGTTGTCACTATATGAGTCCAAGTCAGGTGAACGAGGTATCTTCAACCGTGGAGCCGCCAAAAGGCAGGCCGCCAGAAACGAGCGAAGAGATTTTGAACGAGATTTTGGAACTAATCCCTGTAGTGAAATCATACTTAGACCCTACCAGTTTTGTAATCTTACGGAAGTCGTTGTCCGATCCACTGACACGCAGGAGACTCTTGCTCGTAAGGTACGACTTGCAACAATTCTTGGAACTTTCCAAAGCACTCTTACCTACTTCCCATATCTAAGAAAAATCTGGACACAGAACACAGAAGAAGAACGCCTGCTAGGCGTCAGCCTTACCGGCCAATTGGATAACAAAGACTTCTATGAAGGCCGGATTGATCTAAACAAACTGAAGGAACACGCAATTGCGGTTAATGCTGAGTATGCTGCTCTTTTGGGTATTAACCCCTCTGCTGCAATTACTTGTGTCAAGCCTTCTGGCACCGTATCTCAATTGGTGGACAGCGCCTCTGGTCTTCACCCTAGGTATTCTGATTATTACATCAGGACTGTGCGTGGTGATATCAAAGACCCGATGACGTCTTTCTTGAAGTCTACTGGTGTTCCATGGGAACCTGAAAGGGCACACCCCGAAGATGTTGTAGTCTTCTCATTCCCGATGAAATCTCCCGAAGGCTCAGTAGTCCGTGGGGAACAAACGGCAATCGATCAGTTGGAATACTGGAAATACATTCAAGACAAGTGGTGCGAACACAAACCTTCGGCCACAATTTATGTCAAAGAAAATGAATGGCCGGAAGTCGCCGGTTGGGTCTATAAGAACTTCGATCTAATCTCTGGACTTTCGTTCTTACCTTTTGAAGACCACGTATATGAACAGGCACCTTACCAACCTTGTACCCAAGAACAGTATGAGGAGGCAAAGGCCAAGATGCCTATAGAAATTGATTGGAGTAAGCTGTCAGAGTATGAATTAGTAGATAGTACGGTCGGTATGCAGACGCTTGCATGTTCTTCTGATGGTTGCGAAATTGTGGATATAACAAGGTAAAAAAGAATGAAAGATATCACACTTGAAGTCTTCTCCGATCTTGATGACGCACTACTTTGGATGGAAAATGAACTCTTCGCACATGAATTGACACACCCAGATATCAAAGCAGAAATCTCATTGATTGATGGTAAGTGGAGAGTAGGTATCATTCTAAATGACCGTCAATATGAATTCAAATTTAAAGAAAGTGTATAATGGCTCCTAAATATACAATGGAACCTAAAATAAAAGACACCGTGCCAGAAGGAACAAAGGTGCATAAAAAGTGGGAATACACACAGGAGAATGTTGGCGGTTCGCCTAACGTCCTTAACCAGTTTGGTGAACAGGGTTGGGAAGTCGTCAACATCGAACGTGGTTGGGTTCTCTTTAAACGTGAAAAACTAGACGTCCAAGAACAAAAAGAAGAAGTGAATGACGGAAACATCTGAACAACCAAAAGATATGAAGTATGACGCTGGAAAGCCTCTGGCCCACATTATCTTTGAAGACTTCCCCTTGGCTCTTAAAGAGGTTGTCAATGTCGCTACCTTTGGGGCACAGAAATATTCTCGATCCTCATGGAAAACCGTACCTAATGCCATTGTGCGGTATGCAGATGCCAAGGCCCGACACTTCCTCGATGCAGCAGCAGGAATTGAAACAGACGCAGAGAGCGGTCTAGATCACCTTGCCCACGAAGCTTGGAATGCTCTAGCCACTTTACAACTGAAACTAGAAGAAAAGGTTAAGAAAGCCCTGTGAAAATCGCACTAGATTACGATAAGTGCTACAACCTCGACCGTACCTTTTGGAATAAGGTCGTTGATGTGGCCAACGATCTAGGACATGAAGTCCGTATCGTAACTTATCGCTCTCCGACAGACGATACTCTTTCAAAAGAGCAAGTACGAGAAGATATCCCAATTATCTATACAGATGGTGTCGCCAAGCGGTTCCATTGTAAATGGTTTGTTGATAAGAAATCAAGGACTGAAGTCGGTTGGAACCCAGATGTTTGGATCGATGACCGTCCTGAAGTTGTAGACAATAACTCTGTTGCTACAATTGAAATTCTAGAAAAATGGCGCAATTCAGAAGAGTATAGTAAGTAATGGCTACCCTCCTAGTTCTAGTACTTATTGCTGCCTTTGTAGTAATGCTTTTTACGACAGATGAATTCTAAAATTTAGGCAATAAAAAACCCCCTTGGAAAATTTCCTTGGGGGTTTTTGTTTATTTGCTCGGAAGAGCTTCTTGTGTCTGTTGGTCTTCGTTGTACTTCTTGACCTGTGATTGCCACTGGTCGAAGGACGTACTGTTGGAAAGACCTGTACGGACGGCCCAATTGAATACCATTCTGGAAGCCTTGGGATCACCAAGACCACCAATACGGACTTTATTAAGCATCCGTTGTGCCTCTTCTGGGTCAGACCAGAAAGCCTCATTGATTTTAGCAGCAGCTTCTTCGGGCTTTAAATGCTCGACAATGGCTCCTGTAACACCACCAATCTGTGTTCCTAGGTGACTCAAAGGACCAAGAATGAAGCCGGTAATCCGGTTCTGTGCACTCTTGATTTCTTTGTATGAAGTCCCGGGACCAGCACCTTTTGCCGCCTGTGCAGATCGTCCCAACTGGGATTGGATCGCCGGGTCGGATAGATTTTTGATGGCCTCTAGTAGGTCAGGTTTGTCAGCTAGAACCTTGTCAGCCACAGACATCAGATGTTGATTGTTCTGAGCAGCCTGTGAGACATTGACGACATTCTTACCAGTATTAGCGTCTGGTACACCCTTGAACAGTGTGTCTTGGAGTGTCTTACCAAAAGCTGCCTGCATTCCTTCCTTGGCGACAGGATCACTACTCGCTTTTACACGATTGATGACGTCATTCAACTTGGTTTCATTTTCTGGTTGAGAGAAAAGGTCACTGAAAGCTTTATATCCATCGACCTTAGTCTTACCATCAGCACTAAAGAAATTGCTTAGACGATCACCGTATATTTTATTCTGGATGTCAGAGACAGTTTGTTTCTGAGTATTGATGTCATCTAGGAAGCTGTTGTATGATTTACGGTTCGACAGAATATCGTTTTGAAGTTTATCAAGTTGGCTGGCCTGATCTGACAGACCCTTCGCTTTGAACATCTGACGATACTGATCGATCTTACTTAGAATGGTGTTAGGATCGACATCTTTTAAGTCACCAGTTCTAGTCTGAGACCTCATGGCGTCACCAAGATCAGCCTTGAAGAAGTCCATGGCATCTTGAGCCGTTCCACCAAACTTAGGATCAGTCAACGTGTCAATCAGATGAGAAACACGATTTGGTTGGCTAGACTTCAACGTACTCTCGATAGTCTGGTAGTTCGCATCTGCCCGGTTGGGTTCATTGAAACGATTATTGTAGTTGTTCTGACGAACATCAGCCACAGCACCAGATTCGATTGGAGACTGGACATTCTTGAAGTAGCTCTCTGCATCACGGAATTTCTGTTGTGTCGCAGGGTCCAGTTGGGAAACCTGACCATCAGTAATTTCGTTCTTGAGGGCGATCAAAGCTCTCTGAGCGTCACCATTCTTGGCTCTCTGCGCTTGCGCGATGTCAAGAGACAACGGACCACGCATCTTCTGTAGATCACCAAGGTCACCACCAAGAACCTCACCAGTCTCAGGATCGAACTTGACGTGAGCCAGAAGCATCTGTTTTGTGTCTTTGTCAAGGAAATCTTTGGCAGCCACAAGTTTTTCTTCGAAGCTCTGAGGATTAGGAAGTTCTGTACCTGAGAGGGCTTTCCATTGGTCAGCACCCTGCTGATCGATAGTCTTGATACCTTGTGTCAGTTTGCTGTCAATCCTTGCGGCAGCAGCATTCTTGTCGTTGTACATCGCAGAGCCGGGTTCAGCACCCTTAGTAGTCAGATCACCCGTAGCCTTACCACTCATGATATTTGGGTAAGCTTCATTCAGTTTATTGGCTTGATTTTCTAGGTCATGACCCTTTGCAATCTGTTCGCCTACTTCTTGCTGACCAGAGGTCTGTACTGCATTGGTAGCAGCCTGAACACCCTTCTCACCACCCAGTGCATCATGCGTCTGGTTTAACACTTTATTCAGAGCATCTTGTGAGGCTTCAGAGGATACTCGTGTAGCATCGCCTCCTGACGCGTTGCTCATAGCTTGCGCCCTTTTGGTCATTCCTAGACCAATATTGGGGTCTTCTAAAGTACCAGCCTTTGCAGCATATCTAGACAGTGCAGTAGCAGTATCAAGTTGTGCCGTTTGTTTACCTCCACCCAGTCCGGTGTCGAAGGTAATCGAACTATTCTCGGGCCTCATGGCATCAGCAGCAAATTGTCTAAGACGATCCATTTGCTCCGGTGATTTGTCCTTGGCGAGTAGGTCATCTAGAATTGAACTAGTAATTTTCTGTTCATGTAGGCTTGTCGAAAATAACGAACCTACTGGTAGAACAAGACCTTTGGTCACCAGAGACATCGTACCTTTTACAACCGGTGCAGCGAGTTTACCACCTGTCGCCAAAGCCATATTGTCAAGGGCCGTGTTGTACATATTCGCAAAGCGGTTCTGTACGTCACTCTTATTGTTCTCGTCCATCCCTTTGAGGAAACGGTCGTATGCTCCGGGTACTTTAAACTCGGCATTAGGGCCTGTTAGGACGTGTCCACCGTTGGTTGTTATACCAACACCACCTGAACCTACGAAGGCATCTGCTGCCCAAGAGGCTGTCTTACCTACGACAGCAGGAAGTTTTTCACCAATAGCACCAGCTACTTCGGCACCTTTAAGACCAGCAGCAGCCTTGTTTCCTACTAGGAGACCCGCTGCAATCTGAGCACCTTGGTCAGTCGCGTGTTGTATTCCGCCCCTTGCGTTGAACGTCGGAAGGGTGTTATCTACGGCCTGATAAGCCTTATTAGAGGCGTCTGTAGGAAGAGAGTTAGAACCATTCAAAAGTTCTAGACCAAGTGCTGTAGCACCTGTCCCTGCATTATGGACAGCGTTAACCACACCACCAGCCATACCCTTACCGTAATCTTCAGTTGCCTGGGGACCATTGATAAGACCCAAAGCGTAACCCACAGGACTGTAGCCCATGGCCTTACCAGCAATGTTGGTCAGTGTGTTTACAAAACCAGTATTCTGACCCGGCTTAGGGACAGGTTGACCGTTGTAGACAACATTTCCGTCTTTGTCTACTTGGGCATTAGGATGGTTCTTGTATGAATTGTAGACCGCATCTGCTGTCTGATCGTCCATGTTCTGGAACATCGTCTGGCTAGGAGGCGGTAGATTTGTCATTGCGAGGTTCTGTTGTCCACCCTGAGGGGTATTCGGATCATAGGTCGGAATACTCTCCCAAGGGGATTTAGGAGCAGCAGGAGCCGCCCCTTGCGGGGCAGCCTGAGGGGTATACTGAGGGATATTGTCCCAAACACTTCCTGCCATTTTTACCTCTGTATTGGTGGTTGAGCCTGTTGCGGGCTAGGTGCAGCCTGTTGAGCCTTCAAAAATGCTTTGACGTCAGAAACCCTATGGGTTGTCCCATCTGGGCTCGCAACGATATTGTCATTACCGTTTTGGTCTTTATCTGGTATATTAGCTACATCAGAGGGATCATTGACAGCGAATGCCTTTTGACCATTCTGAAGTGTAATAAGATGAGACTGTGAAGTCGGGTCTTGACGATTGTACTTCTGAAGCTTTGCTAGGACACCCGTCAACTGCTTATCATTTCTGAGAGCAGCATCGTCTGTAGTCTTGTAGGTATTAGGATCAAGAGATGAATGGTTTAAACCATACATATCTTCACCCTTGTCGTTGACACGCTGCGTCATGTAACCACGGACTTCAGGCGACTTATCGAAGATTGCCTGTTGGTCGGAGTCAAGCTCTTTCTTAAGATTGAGCATAGTATCCGCCATACCTTGCTTGAACGTATCTGGGTTATTAAGTTCAGTATGCTCACCATAAATCTTAGAAATGAATTCACCGGAGGACATACCACCCGACTGCTTCATTGCCTTCATCATGTGTAGGGCGAAGTTATCCCGGTTTAGATCGAACAGAGCAGCCTTAGTACCGAGGTCTTCTTGGGAACCAGAATGTAGGATTTTCTCCTGCTGCTGCTTAATCCAGCTAATACCACCATCGATTGTGCCATTACCGCCAACACCGAGGAACTTAGCAACGTTATCAGCCGTGACTGTGGCGTCTGCACCATACTGCTGCATCTTCTTGGCACCTTCAGAAGCCCAACGAGCGAGAACACCGTTCCCTCCGGGTGAGTCTAGGATATCCATCATGTTGTCAGCAGAACGCAGAGCTTCGTTGTACTCTGTCACACGATCCTGATGCTCTTTAAGAGCAGGAGCGATAGCATGTTGAGCAGCGTTCAGTTCTTTCTGAGCCTCGACACGATCTTGTGCTTCGAAGGCCATCTGATTTTCAACCTTCTTATTTCCGATAGCAGCATCGTAGCGAGTCTGTAGATTCTTAATAAGAGTGCTGTCACCCTTAGCCTTTGCATCTGCCAGAGCAGTAGCGAGCTTCGGAAGTGTGTCATACTGATCCAGTTTAGGGTCGATTACAGCACCCGGAGTGAAGTTAATACCCTTCGTACTGACCTGTGTTGGCATAACAGGGGCGCCAATAACATTCTCAATCTGAGAAGGATCGACACCGGCAGCAGCCCCAATGCGCTGATTAGCCATATTGACATTTCTCTGGTACTGTCCCTGACGGAGATTATCAAAAAATCCACGGATACCGCCCTGAGGTTGAGGTTGGCCCATCTGATCCTGAGTACCACCGAATTGTTGGTCGGGAGACTGAGGCTGTTGAGGACCGACATTGCCGGGTGGTGTAGGATGTTGACCTACGGCAGGGGCCATATTGCCTAGAAGTTTAGGATGAGCACCAGCACCTTGTCCCTGTGTACCAGCGTTCTGTTGGGCTGTACCTTGCGGCTGACCATTCATCATTCCAGCGGGTGAACTACCTGCCTGATCGTTACTCTGGCCTCCAAAAGCCTGATTACTCTGGCCGTAGATATCACCATATTTAGGCATCTGTGGCTGTTGGTAAGCATTTTTATCAATGGTAAAATTACCACGAACTAGGTTATCCCGGATCGTTGCATCGTCGAGACCAGCCTTCTTCCATGCATAGACCTGAGGCCACGCTTCAGGAGGAATGGCCCCACCGACACTCTGAATGAGAGCCTGTGAGTCATTGGCGTCCTTGACGTCTTGTGCCTTCTGTTGTATCAACTGTTGACGCTTATCCATAAATAATTGGTAAGACATCTTGAATTGATCTTCACGCATCTGAGCCTGTTGGGCCTGAGCGGCATTGAAGGACTGAGCAAAACTCTCACCGAAACCTTCTGCGAAACTCATGTGTTATTCCTTACTGTCCGAAAAGGTTGCCTTGTGGAGCCGGTGTAGGTGCGATTGATGGAGCGGGACCTAACTGTGGAGGTATAGGATTAGGTGGAAGACTTGGACCACCAGCAGCCATACCACCTAAACCAGTCTTAGGAAGACCGGAGGAAGGAGGGGTTTCTGGGGCTGCGTGACCTTCGGCCTGTTGTTCGATTGCTTGTAGATTGACGTTAAACAACGCCTTACGAGACTCTTTGAAATTGACCTTTTTCATGGCCTTGATATAAGAACTCGTAGGAACTGTACCGGGTTCATTGTAACCCATGTCGATACTTTTTACACCATAACCTTCACCCATCAGATAGATAATATGGGCGACTGGACCGGCCAGAAGAAGGGCAAAGTCAACTGTCCATTTACCTGTTTGAATGCCTTTCATCAAAAGCATGTCGGTAATAGCGCAGACAGTCGTACCCATTTCGAGCATAGTAATGATACCGACACTGATCTCTTTAGACAGCATTTTCTTGTAGATGTCTTCAAGAGCCTGATCGAGATTATTGTGTTGTGGAGGGCGATGCCAAGGAAAGTTCCTAGTATCTCTAAGAAACTCAGCACCGGGAATTTCTCCCCGAAGGACACCTTTACCAGACTTAGGACCACTACTCGGCTGCATCTTGATCCTCCTGATCTACGTAAGGCTCGATGCCGAACGATTTACCCATCTTGTCAAAGTACTTTTTTGTATACTTCGCCTTCTTGCCACTACCTTGCGCTTTAAATAACTGCTCAGGCTGTTGTCCATTGAAGTAGGCTTTTACTGACGCACGTAGAGCTTGTGAGAAATCCATTTATTAAACCCTTAAAATAGGTGACCTACGATTGCACCAGCGATAGAACCTAGAACATCACCAATACCCTTAGTCGTAGCAGCTTGCTGCGCACCGTGGTTTTGTAGTGAAATCTGGGCCAATTTATTGTCACGATCCAACTGATTTTCAGCACTTGTCCAAGTATCTTGTAGAAGAGCGTCTGATCTAGTCCAAATCTGATTTAGTGCTTCCTGTTGGATACCAACAAGGTTTTTGACATCTGCCGCTGCGGCTTGGAACTGTTGGTCAGAGTTTGCCTGAGTAACAGTCTGACGCCACTTAGCATTACTGACGTCGATGTTGTACTGCATATTGCTGTAAAACTGCTGACGGTTATTTTCTAGGTCAGCATTGAAACGATCTTGTGCGTTAGCCTCAGTCGTATTGAACTGCTGCATCTGGTTATACTGGGATGCATTGTACTGAGAAATCGAAGCGGAAAGATTGTCATAGAATTTGTTCATGTCGTTAGTGCTAGTGGCCGTAAAGAGCCTCTGGGCATTGACAGCATTTTGATCTTGTAGGAGACTCTGGACTTTGTCTTGTGTATTGATTATCTCGGCCTGCTGCTCATTGCTGAGGTTAGCAAGATTTAAATCCATGAAGTTTTTACTGTTCTGGATGGCGGCTGCCATACGATTATCAGCGTTTACTTCATCCATTTTAGACAGAACATTGGCTCTATTGATGACCGATGCCTGTTGATTTGAAAGGTTCTGAAGGGTCAGAGTCTGGAAGAATTGTGCATCTGACTGGGCAATAGGAATGGAAGCTTCCAGCAATGCTTGAGACATCGCTGCGGTAGCGGCAGTGCCCGTCATGCCTGTAAATGCAGCTATCTTTGCCACACTACGGGCTGTTGCAGAGGCCCACGCAGGGATTACAGGTTCACCATTTGGACCCTGAAACTGTGATTGTAGAGCCTGAATTTGACCCGCTACAGTGGCTTTTGGATCAACTGTATTGAGGTCTTGAGAGGCAAAGTCTTTGAGGGCTTGACCAGTATAGTTGATACTACCATCGGCATTAGTACCAGTGGCTTCACCCTGCATATCGATCGTACCAGAATTGGGTTGGACGATAGCATTAGGGTCCATAGTACCCTGAGCGGCAGTCGCCTGTGGTACGTTACCCTGTGTAGTCTGAGCCGTATAAGTAGCACTCTGACGGGGATCAACCTGTTGGGCCTGCTGTAGTTGCGCCTGATTTGTCTGTGCGTTATCCGCCGAAGGCTCACCATTGTAAGCAGATTTAGTCGCGTCTACATTCGTACCGGCAGCATTCGGATCAATAGGTGCTAGATTTTTGGAGAGCGTCTCTTGGTTAGTCAGCGCCAAAGAAGGGTCAGTAGCAACCTGACCTGAGTAGTCAGCGACGTTAATCGTATTTGCTGTGGTGGTCTTGCCGGGAGTTACCTGTGGAGAGGCATCGATAGTAGCACTAGTCCCTGTAGCAGTCGTAGTAGTCTGCGCACTAGTTCCATCAATGCCCGTACCAGTACCCGGAACTGAAGGTGTAGGTGTAGTTCCAGTATTACTGGATGAAGGTTGTGACCCACCAGTAGTGCTCGTAGAACTGGTGTTAGAACCAGTCGTAGTACCGGTTGAGCCTCCGGAAGAACCGCCAGTAACACTAGTTAGAAGTGGGTTTAGCTCGGTCATTCTTCACCTTATTTAAAAAAACCTAAGTGGATTTTATCCCAGAGGGCTATGAAACCAACAATACTTCCACCAATGACCCATATCCAAGAAGCTTTGATCTTACCTGTATAAGTCTTGAAAGCTTCTCGCTCTTTGAGTATTTCTTTTAGTATTAAATATTGTGCGCGTGGTAATTTGATTGTAATAAGTTCGTCTTCTTCGAAGTCTTCATCACTCATTTTCTTAGTATCCTTGCCGTTCCGCGCACTGTGGTATCTACGAAATAACCACCAATGACAATCCACATCAGTTGATTGAGGTCAGAAGACAAACCGTCGGTCGCACCCCAATGGAGAACTTTGTCCCAAAGGACGAGTTTGTTTATATAAATGACAAAAGGCAGAGCAAAACCGACACGAACCCATCGTTCAATAGGGTCTGACTGTGCAGCCAAAATGGAAGACTTTCGAGCTTCCAAGATAGATATACGTTCATCCGCAGCTATCCTCTCCGCATCATTTGTTGCCGCCAACTTAGCTTGATATGCGGCTGTCAAATCATGGGAGATAGACGTCAAGGGTCCTGATACCAAGCTAAGAAGGAGGCTTAACATATTAGGCTGCCGGAGCTGGTTCGACCGTTGCGTGTGCAGCAACGAGTTTTGCAGTCAGATCGGCAACCTGAGTTTCAGCAGCGGCTAGATCAGCCTGTGCCTGAGCAAGTGCAGCCTTAGTGGCGTCTGCATCTGCAAGTTCGGTTGCAGTGGCCGCAAGTTTGTCAGAAGCAGCCTTAAGATCGGCTACGATGACGTCAACAGCGGCAGAAAGATTAGTAAAATCTACCAATTTGTTTTTCCTCTTGAAGAAGTTAATTAGTCTTTGGAGCATTAGTATTCACCGTTGCTTCCACTTCGGTCTTGATCTGGTGGTACTTACTGTCCAACCAATACCAAGCTTCGGTTCCACCGGCAATTAGAAGGCCAACACCGGCCTCAAGTGCCATCTGGATATCTGGGTCAGTCGAAAAAGCACTGGCATCACCCGAGCCGATAAGGCCACGAGTAACTAGGATACCAGCACCATAGCGTAATGCGATACGTACTAGAACAGAAATCATTTAGTTGTTCCACTTTGTGGGATCATAGCTACTACCAGCAGTATTGTCGCTAGGGTAGTCACCAAAATCCTTCAGATTGTCCTTAGATTTAAAGTCTCCCGGAGTAACCTGAGAAGAGTACCCTTTGAGCTTTGACATTGCTGCATCAAGATTTTTCTTTAAATCTCTAGTTCCTTGGAGGTCATCCGCATTTTTCTTTGCAGCGTCTTTGTAAGCCTTCATATCATCGAAGTATGGAGCACCCGCTCCTGTGATATTAACAGAGTCTTTAATGCCCATCTTTATTGTCCATATTTGGTTTTAATAAACCATTTGATAGCATCTGCGACCACTGAAAGCCAAGAGGCTTTAGACGGGGCCGCAGGGGCCTGTACAGGAGCAGAAGGACTTTCTGGCAGGACAGGCGGGGAAGAGGGTTGAACCGGCTGTGGGACCGGTGCAGGGGCGACTGTGGGGCTATCTACTCCATAACCAATGTCGAGTAGAAGCTTTTCGTAGGTATCTGCGTAACCAGCGATTAGACTGGCCTGATCAGAACCATTGACGATATGACGGGCACCTACGTAGTCAGAACTCTGAAGATCGCAGTAGTCAGGAAGCTTGTGTGCACCCTTCGTAAACCAACCTTCCATCATTCCAATGACTAGGATTGGAGCAGCGTACTGAGCCTGAAGGAGAAGTTCAGGATGTGTAACAAAGTCCTGACCCAACTTCTGTCCAGCAAATTCGTAGTTTGCCCTCCAAGTCAGTTGGACATACCCACGACCGAAGTAAGGCCAGTAGGCTTTACTCTCTAGGTAAGCCAACCCACCCATTTCTTTGATTGGCTTCATTTGGTGAGCCGACTCGTGATAGGACGTCGCGAGAACGTAGGCAGCCTGATTTCGCAGCAGACCGCGGTCTTTGCAAGTCTGTATGATTAGTCTTGTATCGCCTAAGTTTAAATCCATGTTATTTCCTTATGTCCAAGATCACAGGATTGTTGTATTCAAATAGTTACCTAATTGAAACTATAGCAATTGCTAATCCTGAACCACCAGAAGTGTTCTGAGTTGTAGTAATATTTCTTCCGATTTGTGAGCTGAGTCCTGAACTCATAGCTCCAGAATAGTGTCCCGTAGGGCTGAAGTCTGCTTCGTACTGTTTTGTTATATTCCCCCAAGTAACAGTGCCGGAGTCACTTTCTAGGTACGCAGCCATCAACGCGCCATTTGCACCAACATCGATATTTACTGAAGATGTTGCGGGACTACCACCAAATGTAGATGAGTTATGAGCAGTTGCTACAATAGATGTTCTATTAAGCACTCTGAATTTTCCGATACCGCACATTGTATTACCGCTACCACTGAATGTGCAAACTATACTACCTGTTGCTCCCGTAGGTACTGCTGCTGAAATCATAGCAGCACCCACACTTAGTGTAGACCCGTTACTCACACCATCTTGAATATGGATTGTTGCTGAAATACCTCCGATTGTAGCACTCGATAAGGTTCTCAGAGCAGCACCACCTTTCCAACTAACTGCAACAAAAACCTCTCTAGACGATGCTGCTACACCTAGACTTTCTCCAGCAAATGTATAAGTTGTGTTACTGGTAGTATCTATTGTTGTTCCCAAGTATTCTATAAAAAAGGATGTTTTCGCCACCCCAATAATTCCAGAGAGACCGGGTATCACTATGCAACTCCATTTATTAGAGAAGCAAAAATAAATGTAGAACTGATCACTTGATAAAAGAACAGATCAGTTGCATTTGCGGCTGTAGAGAGTACAGGGGCAGTTCCCCCAGCAAACTTCCAGTTCGTGCCAAATGTAATGGTCCTAGAACCCGTATTATCCTGCACTAATCTGATGACACCAGTCTGACCAACCTTCGGATTAGTTGGATTAGCAAGTGTCAAGTTACCTGTTAACGTAATGACTGAGTTAAAGAAAGTACTCATATCAGGTGCGACAGAAGCAGCATACGTAATAGTGACTTCAGCAGCAGAAGCCCAAGTCTGATCCACTACTAGAGACTTCGTAGTATCTGTACCTGTCCTAAAGACAGCAGCAGTAGCAAACTGTGAGGCACCGATATAAGAAGTCGTAGCCTGTTGTTTTAGAGCATCGAAGGCCGCTAGAGCGGTTGTCTGTCCAGTACCACCCTGTGCGATAGAGACAGTGCCAATACTAGAAAGTAACTGTGTGGTAGAACCGTTGATGTAAGCGAAGACACCACCAGTCGTAGTCCAGACATCACCATTTGTAGGTGTAGTAGGAGCCGAACCATGTGGCAACCTGAAATTGGCACCACCCGCAGCAGAAGCAGTAGTAAGTATCTTACCAGATGTACTATTTAATGAAGTAAATGTACCAGCAGCCGGAGTTGTACCACCAATTACAGTACCATCAATTGTACCACCGGTGATCGTTGCAGACGAAGTAGTAAGACTACTAAGTGTTGCCAATCCTGTGGATTGAAGAGTAGTGAATTTACCGGCGACAGCAGTCGTCCCACCGATAACGGTATTGTCAATAGTGCCACCGGTCACAGTAATCGAGTTACTGGTTATACCACCAGACGTCCATGTTCCAGAGAAACTGCCGCTGTAAGTACCACTAGTGAATGTACCACCAGTAAATGTACCGCCTGTTATTGTCTTACCTGAGAAGGTTAGACTAGAAGGAAGACTAAGTACAGGGTTACCAGCGACACCATCACCGTTAGTAGCTGTGATTTCATTAGCAGTGCCAGCGATTGTGCGACCAATAAAAGTGTTAGTAGCGGTTTGAACAAGAAGACCATTACTATTGTAGCTAGCGAAAGCCGCAAGAGTGGACGAATATGCTTGTACATTTGTACCGGGCACCAGAGCTAGAGTGGTCTGCATTGCTGCCGTTGTACTGCCTGCGACGAGGGACTGTGCGAGGGCAGTAAACGAAATCATAGAGAAAGTAGAGACACCAGTCGCCAGAATGATCTGGTTTGCAGCAGTCGTCAGGGCACCAATGGCGGAATCGTTTGCCGTATACTTGCCCATACGAACCCAGACGGCAGAGTTAGTCACGGCACTCATACAAACATACTGAATGTTATTAGTCGTGTCGTACCACCAAGAGCCTACTGCGTAGTTCTGTGTATTGTCACTATTTACTGTCGGGGCAGTACTGGCCGACGTATTGTGAATACCAGCAACACCACCGTTGGCAATAGGAAGGATGCCTGTGATACTAGTCGTAAGAATGATCTTAGGACCGTTACCCACGTTTCCGTCATGTACGTGACCGGAACTACCGTTAAAAGCAGACTGAAGTTGATTGTACTCGGCATTAATATCGGCAGCTTGGACAATCGCACCATTGACGATATTGGCAGCAGACTGTCTTGTATAACCAGTCATGAATTGACCTCTCTAAGTTACTTGCGACCGTCCACTGCAAAATTAACAGCGACCGCTTGAATTGAATATGGTGGGTTTGTATCAGATGTACTAAATGTGAATTTCTGCGAGAAGCCACTACCTTCGAGATTACTGAATGAAATGGGAAGAGGTGCCACTGCATATGTACTAGTGCCGTAAATAGCCGTACCATAGACTGTCCCAGACAAAGAGTCTACTAAAGTATAGGTACTCGGGTTAAAGACATCTTGTCGGTCCCAATCGTATTGTAAGGCCACACTTAACTGTAAATCGCCTTCAGCAAAGACAAAGACATTAGCCTTATGGAGCGTCTTTCGAACAAAGACATCACCGTAGTCCAGGTATGGCGTCGAATAAACGGCAGTGATGTTAGAACCATTAAAACTATTACCAGACTCTTGTCGATAAACAACACCGTCGAAGTCACCATGTAGGACGTATTCCTGTGGACCGATGTAACCAGAAGTGACACAAGATGTTCTTATACCTTGTAGCAGTCCCCACTCCCACACGAAGCCATTGTTATTACCCCAATAACTATTTTGGTCAGCTTTACCCCTAAATCCACCGACAATACCTACGTTGATGTCAGGTGTAGTATTTGGATTTGAGAAAAAACACCTGACCTGAGACTTACGTCTAATGACGACACAGTTTACGGAGTTTAAATCGACACCTGAGAGAATTTGGTTAGTCACGTCAAACTGAATGGCTTTACTTTGTGAGGCCAATTCGACGTCGCCGATACGGTCTGTACCAGCTATGTTACGAAAGCCGTCTTCTGCTAGATAAAGTAGATCACCGTTGATTTCTACGACTGAATCAGGGCAAAGACAACCAACTTCTGTTGCTACATCATTGATGACGAAGTTTGTCCCTGAGACAGAAATCTTCTTAATTCTAGTTTTACCAAAGACGAAAAGGTCTTCTCGGAAAGGTTTAATTGCTACGACATCCATACCAGCATTAATCTGACCAGCACCGGAAGCCGCCGTCCAATCGTAGTCCGAGTTAGGGGCGGAGTAAGCAACAATCTGTGGATTGGTAGGATCACCGGCCACAAAAATACTTTGCTTGAATACAGTAACATATTTTGGAGACGTAACGACCTGATTTCCACCAGCCTGAGCGAATGAGGCACCAGTATGTGCCGCAGTTACAGAAGCCCAGTTAGTCTGATCCCAAAGGGTAGGGGCATTGATACCGTCTACCATGATCATGTGGGCCGTGCCATTGAAATTGTACCAAGCAAATCGGCATTTGTCGATATTTACAGTAGTAAGAGTCAATCCAGTCGTATATTTTGACCAAGCACCACCAGAAATCCATTTATAAATAGAATAAGTCGTTCCGGGGTTATCCTGACGGGTCGCAATGATGGTTGAACCATTAAAAATAGTGACACCAAGGACTTTTCCCTGTGCACCTGTACCACCTACAGCAGGATTTGTGGCTTCTAATTGTGAATAGCCGTTAATCCGACGATAACCACCGTATAAAGAAGGCTCGAAATTGACTAGAGTGGTCGCCATACCGGGTTTTGTATCAGCAAGATACACGATATTTTGGTTGGAGTTCAGACCTCCTTCACAGACGACCTTATAAGTCTGAAGTTTCTCCATTTGTGGCATTCGTCAATTCTCCGAATTACTTGATTGATCTTCGATCATGAAAGGATTACATCCCTTTCCAAACCCAAGAATTATGATTTCCACCACCAAAATTGACACGACCTTCGTAAAGATGCTCAGGATTTGGTAGGTAAGTCCTAGTCAAGTCGTCAAGACCGTCTTTAAATGCCTTTTCCATAGCAGTAAATCCATCATTGTTCTCTCGGAACATATTCATCATGGCTAGAGCGCCATTAATAATAACGTAATCGAATTTACTAGGAATGGTTGGTTGATCTGTATAAATTGAGAGGTCAGTAGGTGTAGAATAATAACGATATTTGATCGTGTAAGCCTTGTCCGGGATTGGAGAGACACCAAACCCAGCGCCGTGGGACGGAAAACAATACTCGGGGGCTCTTAGTCCAGTACTTAGATTGTCATAGTCTTCATCACGGAAATAAGTATACCACTGTTCACGTTCGATATGTTTTAATTGACGATAAGGAACACCAAGTGTATCATCCTTTTGGAGTTGAAAGGACAGCCAATCAGCCTCAGAAAATTGTGAAGGCCAAGCGTACTCGTTGACTCCGATAGTCAAAACCTGTGTGTGTTCGACGGCATTAAATGGCCAGTCATTTCTGATACCATTGATACGACGACAAGTATCTACGACGGCATCTTTTGCAAGAGCTTGGATATTTGCGGCAGAGTCAAAGTTACTGGCCGTCATCTGAACTTCATTGACACGCCGAAGAACTCGGTTCGTTAGATCAAGGAATTGGGTGGGCATGGGTCTACATCGACTCCGTAGGGTGAACCGGGTGAATTAGAAGAAGTTGTGCTGTATATCGTCCCACTTGAACCAAGGGTAAACGAGTAAATTGTTCCAGAACTACCTGAAGTCGTCCCGTATAAAGAACCACCAGACCCAGAGTCAGTCCGATAAAGCGTCTCCATAGACCCTGAACTGAACTCATACGGTGAGTAGATCGGACAAGAAAGAGCCAATCCAGTAAAAGAAACTGTCGTAGTTCCTAGTAGTTTACCAGAACCGTGTATAGTGGCCGTAGGGGTAAACGAAAGTGTAGAATGGCTTTGGATATTGCTAAGGCCATGTAGAAAAGCAGACGGAGTAAACGTAATAGTCGCGTTACTTGCAAGTTTACCAGAACCGTGGATATTGGCTGTCGTTGTAAACAGAAAGGACGTCGAACTAGTTAATTTTGCAGTCGCATGTAAGGTAACTGTAGTACTAAAAGTCAGAGTTCCAGAACTCGTTAGTTTACCTTGACCATGTAAGGTAACTGTATTTGTAAAGGCAAGAGTCGTAGAACCGGGTTGGTTTTCCGTCAGTATACTTCCAGAAGAGTCTTCTAGGAGTATATGTCCTGAGCCGTCTTCGAGAAGTATATAATTTGCCATTATTGCGGTGCCAATATCACTTTAGGGTCTAATCCTAATGCCTGAACAAAAGCAGAAGCATCAGGGTCATCACAATCGACATCAGGACGGTCAGGGGCAAACCAACGTGCAAAATACACAGGATTGGCTGTTAATCCTTGATATGCCTGCGTCATCATATTCGCAGATATAAGTCTTGCCATTACTACCGATTTAGGGACAGTAGTCGGGATAGCCGTAGGGGTGGCACTAGGATTAGTAAAAATACCGCCAAAATATGTAGCCCCAATTTCTACCGTATCGTCTGCAAGAATAACCGGAATGGGATAATTCGAAGGATCATCAAGTATGATTATATTAACAACGACACCATTATTATCTATGGTTGCGTATCTAGCCATTTATTTAAACTCCAGAATGACGACACACCCACCAGCTCCAGAAGCACCGGTGGTACCACCGCTTTGACCTGAACCACCACCACCACCGGCACCAAAAACTGAACCAGCGCGTGGTGCAGAACCGCCAGTACCACCACTCCCACCACCCCCAAAGAAGGACGTACCGCCAGTACCGCCTATATTGACGCCAGCCGTGGTACTAGCATTTGAAGGACCACCGTCGCCGCCTGCTATACCTACTGTACCAGTAGCTGTAGCTGCACCACCAGCACCACCAAGACTATTCCCAGACACACCCGCACCACCGCCATTAGCAGTTATTGTACCAAGAGAAGTACTGCCCCCTGCCGAAGCAGTTCCACCACCGGCACCAATCGTGACTGTCAGAGTGGAAGGGGAGCTAATGTAGGCAAGTGTAGTACCACCAGCACCACCGCCTGACCCGCCATTTGATGCTCCTGTTCCGGAGCCACCACCACCGCCTGCACCAGTCACAATAGCAAATGCTGATCCAGCACCAGAAGTTGGTGTATACGTCCCAGAAGCAGTGAATTTTTGTACTGCGATTAGAACACCAGCAGTAACACCACCAGCAATCGCTGTAGCAACAAAAGCCGTCGTTGCAATCTGAGTAGTGTTAGTGCCTGCGGTAGCAGTAGGAGCGGCAGGAGTACCAGTAAAGGTCGGAGAAGCTAAAGGTGCGAATTGTAGGGTTGCACTATTGATACGTCCGAACAGTCCAGAAGTTGTAGTCCAAAGGTCTCCGTTTACTGGAGAGGTAGGAGCTACACCATGAGGAAGGTTAAAGCCGGCTGTACCTGTTGCGGAGGCTACGGTAGTCACCAGACCAGTAAATGTAGCACCGGATAACTTTGCGTATCGAGCATCGAACAGTGCAGTCGTATATGACTTATTGACACCAAGTGTTTCTCCTGCGAGAACCATGCTGGTTAAGTCAGCAGCAACCGTCATTGCAGAGATTTTAGTATCAGCCATCTACCAATCCTTAGTCAGCAGTAATAGTCAAATCACCAGCGTTGTAGTTAGGTGTAATGCCGTTAGAAACGGCCAAAGATGCTGTCAAAGCACCAGAAAATAGAAGTGTACCTGTACCCGAAGAGGCCAAACCGACACCAAAGTAGGT